GGACTGACTTGAAATGGCATGTCTATTCTCCCCTCTGAGGTTTTTTATTTGTAGAAATTAGGGTAATCGATGGTATTTATATTTTTGGGGATTCTAATTTCAATGGAATGCTGCTTCGTATTTTGCCATCATCCGCGAGTCATAGTCATCATCGCCTGCAAAAATCCACGAATCGTCACCTTTTTTTGCCGCAAGCATCATTGGATTATCAATACCGCCTCTATCAATAATACCAATAGGCATCATACTTTCTTCTAAAGCGTCTTCTGTTTCTTCTTCTAATTTTTGGCGCAGGTCGACACTCGTTAGTTCTTTTACATATGTTTGTCCCATTGCCCATGCAAAAAGAACACAACACATGACCATATCGTCATGGCCCTCTTCTGCTTCATAGCTTTCGCCAATATTTACAAAACGGAAGAGTTCATACAATATTCTATCATCATTGAGTATGAGCTTATCTGACTCCACTTGCGTCTTTAATCCCATACAACCAATACGTTTAACTGCTTTCGTTGTACGTACACCTAATCTTGCCTGTTGACCAAATCCTGGTGATATCATTTGTCCACTCCTACCATTATTGATAGTAGTCAGGACATTTTCATACTCAAGATCATGCTGCAAAATATTTGCTATCTGCTCTCCAATATCATTTGTTTCCACTAACACATATGCATTGTTATAATGTTTTGCAAGTTGGAAAACAATGTTTGGATACAACATAGAAGATATCATATTGTTCTTGTATGTTGCAGCTACTCTATATGGCAATTCTGAAACATCAAATACAACAAAAGCCGAGTAATCTCCTTCAACCCCTCGAGCTGTATCTACAACTGAGAAATATTGACGGCCAGGTACAGGCTGTGCAAAAATTCTTGTATCAGGATTACTTAATATAGGTGTGGTAGCGCGTAGCATTCTAAGCTTTGTAGCGCTGATTAACGTATGCGACGAACCTACGAACTCACATTCAAATTCAACACGGAACTGATCTTCCGATGTGTTGCGTATAGTCTCTTGCTTCCACTTTTCATCGCGGCCTGGCATCTGACTCCAGTGCACATCGATACGTGTATAATTGTTTTTACCTTCTTCACTATCAACCCATAGCTTGTAAAACATATTCAAGCCATTAGGTGTAGATGTAATCAATACTTTCGACGTTGTACCGGAAGAAATGGTAGGATAGACAGATGCAAAGAAGTCTTCCTGCATATTATTTTCAACGAATGCAAACTCATCGAGATATACTAAGTTGAAAGATCCACCACGAATAGCCGATGAAGATGTTGCAGAAGCAAGAATCTTTGATCCGTTTTCTAACTCAATATTTCCTTTGTTCCATTCAACGATACCTTGCTGAAGCCATTTAGGTAAGTGTTCGTATGCTAACTGAATACGTGAAAGGATCTCTCGTGCTTGCTGTAACTTATGAGCTAAGATAGCAACGCTGTAGTTTTGATGGAACAATATGTACCATAGCATCACACCAACAATTGTTGTTGTCTTACCGCACTGACGCGGCATCTTACATATTACGAAACGGTCTTCAACCGCAGTCTCAACAATGTTGCGCTGATAATCATAGAGATTAAAGTTAACAAGACCCTTGTCAATGTTAACAATTTTTACATACTTTTCAACGAAGTAAACAGGATCTTGTGCACATTTCATCCATTCTTGGACCTGCTCAGGCGTCCAAGCATGTTTAACATTTGATCGTTTTAGGTTCTGATTACCAAGATACGATTCACTTAGCTTGCTCATTTTGCTTCTTTATCAACTGTTGGAGTTCTGCTGTACTACCAACAAAAAGGTTGTTGTTGACAGTAGTAGGAGCAGGACCAATACCAGTCAAATCTTTTTTTCGTTTCTGCAGCTCGAGCAAGTCTTTGTTAGCATCAGCTACCGTCTTGAGTAACGTTGCAACTACTTCATATGCTCGCGGATGTTGAGACATACCCGCAACTGTTACAATATCAGCTAACGCATTTTGACCTTGCTCAATAGCGTCAATAAGGTTCTTGCGAGCAAACTCAAAATCATCTACAACTTGATTATCCTCAAAGCGCTGGACTGCTGGTAGCGTCGAAGGTAAGGGAGCTAAATCAAGTGTTTGTGCAATTGGATCATTATTCATTTGGGTTTGTTACCGTTACAATATATCCATAATTATCATCTGACTCAATCAAGTCAATTGAAATACTAGCTTCACTATTCGATGTCGGAGAACCGTTAGCCAATAGTCCGGGGCGTACATCAACACTTGCCAAATGAGTGTTTGGAGTTGTCGTATAGTTGTATATATTAGTGTTCGCAAATTTTATAATGCCCTGCTTTCTCACAGGACCAAACATATACGCTTTCATTGTAAAATCTAATGTCCAAACAATAGCTCTACGGTTTAAAAAGTCACCTTCATACTCATCACTACACGAAACACGTTCCAAAACAACAGGAATATCAACTATATGGCCCATCTCTGGAATTATTTCGACAGTAGTTGTCCACTCTGGTGTAAAGAATGGTAGTATTTGTTCTACGATGTTTGCACCCTCATCTGCATGTTTAGTTATAATGTATAAAGTGAATGCTAAATCATATGGAACAGGATTGTACTGGTAGTTCAGTTGGTTCGGATTGTCCGGATCTTTTTTGACTCTTTTACCCAACGTGTTTAGTTTTCGTGATGTAGCATAACTTAGCGACGTCATCTCAAAAGCCATACGCGGTAGCGTTATGGCTGGCATCCTGTTAAGTTCAGGATCTCCAGTCACGCGAGCGAGTACTTTTTCTTTTGGTCCGTAAGAAATAGGAACTTTTATGGTTTCATACATTTCTGAATCAGGATCATATCTATTCAAGTAAACATCGTTGAATAGTGTTCCAAAAACAGCTACATACTTCCTTATGACACTATGGTAAAAAACATGACCAAACATTAGTATGTTCCTTCACTAAATGGATCACGTTCAGTGAAATCGATGATACCATCAGCAACAACCTCTATTTCATCGTTGGAAGCTTCTGGTGCATTCTCATCAATGTCATACTTTTCTTGTAATAACGGATATCCGTCTTCCGTTGTAATAAAGTAGTTATCCTCAGTTTTAATACCAAATATACTCATCCCTAGTGAATAATTGTTCATTAAACGGTCTACTTCAGGTATACCAGTATCAAAAACCTCGTTGTTATATTCAAACAACTCACACTTTAAGTCATACATCTGTAACGAACCCATTTGATAAAACACAGGCTCTTGCTCAACAAATCTTATTTCAAATATCTTTTTGTTGAATGGGAAGTATATCAAATCTCCTTCTTGTGGACGTTCACGTTCGAGGTTAGTATCTGATAGATCCAATGTTGGAAAAGCTGCAACCACTTCATTAGAAAATGTACGTCGTGCTACGGTAAAAGTTATTTGATCTCGTATCTCAAGATTGAACTTTGAGAGAAACTCACCATCTCCAGCGAATCCCTCAACATTCTTTACATACATTTCAATGGGTATAGATGTCAGATATGAACGACCTTTATCTTCGTTAAAGATAGTATCAACACTACCTGTTTTTCTTGGTAAGTAGATAACATCAAGACCGTATATCTTGATTGATTCAATAATCAAATCTTCAACGAGAGTTTGCTCTTGACTATTGAAAAAATTATTAAAGAAAAAGTTAGTCGCCATGTTACCCTATCATATCTGCAACGGGTAATGAATAATTGAGAATCATATCTTTTTCCATTTTCTCAATTTCTTCTTTAGCATCGTTCATAATCTTTTCACCGTTGAATTGCAATCCACCTGGTAGCTGCATACCAATAAATTTTGTAAGATTTGAGCCCCACTGATACTTGATCTTTTGTGTACAATAATTTTGCAACCAGCGATCAGACCATATTTCAGAAAACGTATCTGGATCTAGAACTTCATAGGCTTCAACTAAAAGATAATCGCCTACGTTATAATTGTCCCACTTCGTGTCTACGTATAAACGATCGCGGTGACGACTATATCTAATTGGTTGTTGTCCGACTAAGAACTCAGATATCAGCGCTAAATGTTGCATAGCCATATAGTAAGGTATCATTGAATATGCTGTCAAAGTATATAAATCATTCAATGCTATTTGGTATCTGATATTAAATAAGTCGTCAGAACGAATAGAAGGATCCCCAATAGGGAACACACGTACAGCGCCTATAATATTTTCCGGCAATGTGATGTATTTGTTTGCTTTGTCTTCTGATGTTATAGCATGTTTATAATAAACTTTTTCTGTGCCATCAAAATGATAGTCCCAATAGTAACGAAGAGACTCGTCGATACGATCTTCAACCTGATCATCATCAACGTTAATTTCTATAACAGGTTTTCCTAAAGCACGAAGACAATATTCTTTAAATTCTGCGCGTGAGGTTGGTACGGCCATAGCTCCTCCTTTATTGTAATATTTAGGCTATTCGCGTACCACTCTCATTGTATACACGGAAGGCTGTGTTTTGTGTTGTATTGTCGTTGAATGTTAACTTATCGTTGCTAGTTATTTTAACTACTGAACCATTAGCAATAAACATCGAATTAACCTGCAATGAGCCACTGACATTTGCGGTTCCCTCAACACGAACTGTTGAGTCGGTGTTTTCTGTAAGAGTACCAAAGACAGCTTTACCGGTATTAGATATTATTAAGCCAGGAGTAACACTTCCATCGTTATGTTGCGTGAATACTCTGAACAGCGCGTTTACACCAGCCCCACCAAAAACATCTATGTTCCATGTATTATTTGCTTGAGTGGTTATACTATTTGCGAGATTGTTTCCATACCCTAAAACAATTTGACCGCCTTCTGTAGCACCACCTACGGCAACTAGCTGAGGTGCTCGAGCATATGTATTTGTGGTTAGAGAAGAAAGTCGAGCACCTATTTCAATTAACGCAGAGCCATTTGACGAATACAAAACGCCATCAGGGAGATTGAGAGCTAACTCTCCATCTGTTATGTACTGCGAGTTGGCTACATTTGTGGTATTGGGTGTTCTGCCAGCTACAGTTGAACGTTTAACCTGAATTAGAATATCCGACATTGAACTTCCTATCCGTTATCAGCCATTATTTCTTCAGCCTTTTTCTTCATCTTTTCAGCTTTTTGACGTTGTGCTTCTTTTTCTAAGGTTAACTTATTAATCTGTTTCTGAAGCAAATCAATTTTTTCTTTTTGTTCATTATTAACTTTTACAGTTTGCTGAAGCTCTTTTTCTTTCTGCTGCAACATAATGATATCTTTTTTCTGATTTTCAATGAGCTGATTCATTGCTTTGTTTTGTTCTTCAAGTGAATCTGCTTTTAATTTATATTCGTGCAAAGCTTTTTCAAACTCGGTAACTTGTTGTAACTTTCTTTCTGTTACAACTAGCTTTGCATCAAGCATAATATTTTTTGCCATAATCTCATTAATTGTCTCGCGTTGCTTTTCAACATAAGCATTAATCAATTCAACTTCCATAATAACCTCTCAAATTTTAAAAAGCTCCACCATCCAAAGTGCTGTAAATAAGAGCTGATCCATTACTTTGTAACACTTGTCCTGCCGTTCCTAAAGATAAGGTTCTGAACCCGTTACTACTATTTGCTACAAGTATTTGCTCTGCTGTTAAAGCACTCAATCCTGTACCACCCGAAGTTCCTGCAAGCGGAGTAGACAACGTCAAGGTGTTAGCTACAATAGCAACGTTTAAAGTACTGTTTGCTGTTAGAGCTATAGTAGTAGAATTAGCTATTAAGCCAGTTAATCCGGATCCGCCAGTTTTTAAGAATGTCTGTAATGTAGCAAATGCAAAAGTAACATTGGCCGTGTCTACTGTTGTAGTCGGTGATACTTCTAATCCCTCAAAAAGCTTCCACGTACCAGAATCGCTTGCATCTCTAAACAAACCAGTATGTTCGTGAGTACCTGCATCGCCAGCTTCATAACTACCAAACAAACCAATGTCAAGCACGTCAGACAACGTATTGTTGGCTGCCAACTGAATCATTGGGTCTGTAATTGTAATATTATTTGCACTAACAGTTGTAAGAGTACCTGTTACTGTTAAGTTACCACTTATTGTTGTATCACCAACGGACAGAGAATTGGCCGTTAAGTGGCCGGTAACATTAGCAAAACCAGTAACAGTTGTATTACCAGCTGCAAGAGTGGTACCTATAGTTGCTGCACCACCAACCTGCAAAGTGGTTGTAACATTAGCAAAACCAGTAACAGTTGTATTACCAGCTGCAAGAGTGGTACCTATAGTTGCTGCGCCACCAACCTGCAACGAAGATGTTACGTTAGCGAAACCTGTTACTGTTGTATTGCCAGTAGCAAGTGTATTGTTTATCGTCGCAGCTCCATTGACAGTAGCTGCACCAACAACATTGAGAGTCGATGATACGTTAGCAAATCCTGTGATGGTTGTGTTACCAGCAGCGAGCGTTGTTCCTACTGTTGCTGCTCCTCCAACTTGTAGAGTTGTTGTGACGTTTGCAAAACCAGTAACAGTCGTGTTGCCTGTACCCAACGTATTTGCTATTGTTACGGCACCGTTTACCGTTAATGTACTACGTAAATTAACAGCTCCACCTACATTAGCAGTAGAGGAAATATTTGCGAATCCTGTGATGGTTGTGTTGCCAGTAGCAAGTGTATTCGCTATTGTTACAGCACCGTTTACTGTTAAGGTATCACGTAACGTTGTTGCGCCGCCAACATTTGCTGTCGAGGAGATATTGGCAAATCCGGTGATTGTAGTATTACCACCAGCTACTGTGCCATCAACCTTTAAACTTGATGATGTAAGTATTGAATTGACCGTAGCATTACCAATAAACAACGCACTTGTATTGACAGTAACATTTGAACCGACAACCGCTGACGTCGAAACGTTTGAGGTATAGCCTCTGAATTCACCAGCAACCTGTACTATAGAACCATTGACAATGGTACCTGTTACAGTTAGTTGTGACGAATTAGATGTTACGTTGACAGATGAGTTGCCAATACTAATACCGCTTGTACTGACGTTTACATTGGCACCAGCATTGAATCCTGTTGCATTAACAATATTTGTCGTACCATTAAGTACAATCGATCCAATTGCTAATGAATCTGTGGTTGTATCGTATGTGAATTGCGCATCGCTAGTCAAACCGCCAGACGAGTTACCAAAAGCAACCTGTGTCGCTCCAACAACTCCAACACGTGTATCAACATAGGTTTTGACCGCCCATGAAGATACAAGCTCGGTATTTGATCCGCCTGCTGATGCTCCAAGCTGAGACGAATTTGCAAATAGTGATATGGATGTTACGTTTGTTGTTGTACCATCATTGCCAACAACAAGCTTGTTTGTACGCCACTCTGTGACGTAACTATTTCCATTAGTTATGACAACAGCATTGGCTGTAAGTGCTCCTGGTGTTCCTGTATTTGATTGATGTAACCAAAGATAGTTACCCCCACCAATACGTATAACATTACTTGCATTACCACCAATGAACAATGAATTTGAATTAAACGAATACGCTAATTCACCTTCCGCAAGAGACACTGGTATTGCTGTCTCATCACTTCGTTTGATCTGAATTAAGTTAGACATTAAAAGCTTCCCCCGTCTAAATCTAGTTGCTTAACAACATATTTGTCTGTCGTTGGATCATAAACAAGGGTTGCATTTGCAGCCGTATTTGCACTATCAGGCACCACATCTATTAAAGTATCTAGGCGTCTGTTGAGATCAGCTAGCACTTCATTTTTCAGCGTTATGGTATTTACCGGCTGGATAGCTCCACCACTCAATCTTACCTTTATCGCAGCAGTCATCTCGTTACCCTTGGCGTTACAGTTACTATACCTTCAATTACTCTTGAAGTAATGTTATTAGACGTAAGGACTACATCATAAACATATCTTCCAGCAACAATATTCGCAGTCTGCGTATCTGTCAAAGAAAGTACAACCTCACCTAGGCTTTCATTTAATGTAACAGTAAAAGCTACCGAGTTAGACGAAGAGTAAGTCTTCCTCATCTGCGCGTTAGCTGTAAATCCTGTTAACGACACCTGATTGTCATCCACATCCGTCAACATAATAGTTGTGGAATAATCTGTGCCTTGATCAATAATTAGGTTTGCTTTTATAGCCATATGATAGACTGTTTAGTTGTTCGTTGGTATTTATATAACCCAAAATGTTATGGTTTCCCTATCACCATAAACCGATTTTTACGACCTAAACTCTTCCTTGCTCTAAAAAAAACACGGTTTAAACCTAGTTTACTTACAAAGTCGTCTGTTGAGTGTGAGACGTTTACATGACCAGGGTCTTTCTCCTCATCACACGACTGCAATACAAATAAAGTGTTTGGTCCTTCTTTAAGCATCTCTTTGTACCACATCATATGTTCACAGGATGTGTTTATGACAATGTCAGCATTAAAATGTATGTAATTTGTTGTCGCATCAAAGTGATGAAAACTTATGTTTTTTTGAGTATGCAACTGAGTCGCAACATTTAAACACCGTTTATCAATATCATTAAAGTGTATATGAGAAGGGTTAATGTACTCGTTTAACAAAGGCACCAAATAACTCCCATACCATCCACCCAGTATAAGTATGGTAGGAGCTTGTTTATAATTTTGTTTACTTAGCGCTTCCACTAGCCACGTCTTTGATTCTAGTTGTGTTTGACTAAACGAATTAGCAAAATCAAACACATCTAACCCTGTCGAAACACCTTCTCTTAATATGTTTGAAATTTTAGTCAAGTATTGAATATCCATGGAACCACTCGTTATACTATGTGTGAAGCTGGGATCAAAATATCATAGCCAGCTGGTGAATAATTTATATATCATGTGTGAAAAGACCATTACTCGTCCGTTCACAATGTTTTGTTATACAGACAACTACGAAGGCATAGACAAAAGAGTAAATATCGTCGAATACGTAGAAAACAATTTTGACATTTTAGTGTATAATAAAATGTTTTTGTTTAGCAAAACGTTTAACGATCACTTACCTGACGGAGATAGATTATATTTTGATTTAGATCTGATCATTAAATCAAACATAGATGATATAGTCAGTTACCAACAAGGTGATTTAACACTCATTGAGGCTGAATGGCGGCCGAGATGGGATTACGGGTTTCCTGTATTTCACCATCCATTCAACAGTAGCTGTATGACATGGAAAACAAAAAACGTTCAAAAAATATGGGATTATGTAATAAGAGACCCCGAACATTTTATGACAAAATACAGATGGGGGATGGATTCTTTCTTATTTTACGAGAAGGAAAGTATAGGAGTTAATATACAATACTTTCCCTGCCGTAAATTTTACTCTGCTTTATTTGGTATTGATATAGCAGAAAACTTGATATATGATCCGATCGAACTTGCATATAGAGAAAGCAAATTAAAGCATGTTGCAGACAAGATACCCATTGTGTTGTTAAATGGACCAACAACACCAGATCATTACAACCATCTCTTCAAAAAGTATCACGCATCCTGAATATCCTCACACATACTAGTCCACATTCCTTCATGAGGGATGATATAACCAAGCGTGAGTCTTTCTTCTTCATGTGCACTAGCGCAATGCCAGTAAATTTTATCAGGCTCATGCCATGGACCATAGTAACCAACTTTGCAAGTCCACCCTGGCGAATCTTGCATTGTCACTATCTCCTTTGTGATTGGATCTTGGTACCTAAAAAAACCAGTACCCTTCTCTGACCATGAAAGGAGGATATTATATCCAGGTGCGTTAGCATTGTGGTGCCAACCCATATATCCACCCTTCGGATATAACATCTTCACCGCGTTGTTTCTTGATCCAGACCAATTCAAAAGATCGTGATCTAATTTAATTAATGCTTGAGCTACTGATTGATGAGGTGGAGTAAATCTCATTAGGTCAACGCCACGTGTTTTTTCCGGAAAACCATCAACCTTTTTACCTTGCATATGAAGTAAGTACTCCGTACCACAAGCATATTCAGGCGTAACAGGCCCGTCCTTTCCAACGCCAGCATCGTATGGATATTTTGAACGATCTACCTTTAAGAGCACCTGCAACCAATCATCTAAGATTTGTTTAAGCTCTGGATTGTTTATTTGGATCTCTTTCATTTTTTTGTCAGCCCTATGTTTTCATGTTTTGATGGGATTGTATGGTGCCAAAAAACTATTTCACCTTTGGCTTCTTTTGGCATGTAACCGTTTACAAAATTCCATCTTGCATCATCTTTAAACACGTCTACTTTCACGTCCAACTTGTCTACTGTCATGAGCTTCCAAAAAGTGAATTGATCCCATTGAGCAAACGATTTCCGACACTCTTCCTCCGGGTAAGGCCATGGCTCTTTTCTCTGTGCCTTATAGTCAACCCACCATCTTCTCATAAATTCTAAAGTTTTGGGATTAGATCTATACATGAAAAAACCACCATGATACAACATTCGTCCTTGAGGGATTGTTGTACCACCTGGCCACCTATCTTCCTTACCATTGTAGGGGCGTATTTTAGTTATCAATATGTCACAATCTTCGGGCATCTCATCCCATATCTTTGATACATCCGAATGCATACACTCCATATCCGCATCAACATACACAGTCAAATTTGTGTAAGGAGTTTTTGATAACGCATATAGTTTAGTACGTACATGACTGGGAACATCTTCAAAGATGACAATATCAAAAGATGATCTATCAGCGTGTTTTTCTAGCTCCGTTGTAGTAAACAAGGTTACATGAGCTTCAGGATAGTTATCTTTTATAGTTGCAGCAAGAAAGTTTGCTGAATCCAAATATTCTTTTAGTTGCGAAGCAACAATCAAAAAACCATTACGAAGATCCATTTTCACTCCGATGTAGTTGCTGCTTCTTTTTGTGCAACATCAAGAAGCAATGCTGATGCCCAAGCCATTGCTTCGACGTCACTTTTTGACTTTCTGATCTTTGACTTCAACTGTCTGTTATCAGAATTTTTAATAGAATCAATCTCAAAAATTTTTAACTTAGCAGCAAACAGCTCTTCTTGTTGCTTACGTTGTTGTTTTGCTAGTTCTTCTTGATGTTTTCGATCTCTCTCTGCATTGATCTCTTGAATTTTCTTACGCGTGTTAGCTTCTAATTGCTCGTCCGTAAACTTTGCCTTGATCTCAACAAGATCTGGATTTGTTACATCGGACTCCGATATTGTTGCTTGTGCAACACGGCCATCATCATAATGAAATTCAGCAGAGATGACAGTTCTTGCATTGTTAATCCAATGCGGATTTGCGATTGTACGTTTCATGCTGTTCTTACCCAAAGTTTAATTGATTGAATTGTCTCCGGAGTTGACATAATGGTCAACCCTGACCAGGCTGCTAGATATTGCCCTAATGCACTATTATATAGGCCAGTAAATAAAGAAGAAAACGAAGATACTGTACCTGTGAATGTTTTTGAGTATGATCCTGAAAAGCCAAGGATAGAAGTTCCTGTGTATGCGCCAGCGTAGTTTCCGGAATATGCCTGAGCGTACGTTGCTCCTGCATAAAGAGAGCTTGTAAACAACTTTCCATAAACACCAGCATATGTACCCGAGTATACATTAGTATACACTGGAAGTTGGTTATACAAGCCTGTAAAGAAATTTGAGAAGCTTCCGGTAAATAACCTACTATATGTGCTTGTGAACAAAGATCCAAAAGCCCCTGTAAACGCGCCGGTGAATTGTCCTACATATGTACCACTAAATGCTCCGGTGAAATTTCTAGAGTACGCACCCGTATAGATTGACGTGTATCCCCCTGTAAATTGACCGGTGAAAGTCTGATTATAAGATCCACCAAACACACCGCTGAATACTTGATTAAAGGATCCAGCATAAACTCCTGTGAAAGTCTGGTTGAATATACCAGTATACGCGCCTGTAAAATTCTGGTTAAACACCCCTGTATATGCACCACTGAATGCACCAGTAAATGCTTGACTGTAAATTCCTGTATAATTACCAGTAAACGCTCCTGTATAGACTCCTGTAAAGAATCTACTAAACACCTGTGAATAAACACCAGTGAAAAAGCCCACATACCCTCCAGAAAACGCACCCGTATAATCAAAGGTGAAATTTCTTGAGAAGGCTTGGTTATAAACTCCTGTGAACGTTTGATTGAAAATACCTGTATAATTTCCAGAGAATGTGTTTGCGTATACGCCTGAATATATTCCAGTGAAGTTACCCTGATAACTTCCTACATAAGCTCCAGCATACACACCAGTGAAAGCTCCAGTGTATCCTCCACTGAAAGCCCCCGTAAAGTTTCCTTGATATCCCCCTACAAACACTCCCGTGAAGGCTCCTGTGTATGCTCCAGCGTATGCTCCTGTAAATGAACCAAGATAACTTCCTGCATATGCGCCAGCGTATATGCCTGTAAAGGCACCAGTGTACCCGCCTGAATAATTTCCTGTGAAGTTACCAGCGTACCCTCCAACATATGCGCCAGCATATATTCCTGTAAAGGCACCTGTGTATCCGCCTGAATAATTTCCTGTAAAACTACCTTGATAGTTTCCTGCATATGCACCAGCATATATTCCTGTAAAGGCACCTGTGTATCCGCCTGAATAATTTCCTGTAAAACTACCTTGATAGTTTCCTGCATATGCACCAGCGTATATCCCTGTAAAGGCACCAGTGTACCCGCCTGAATACGACCCGGTGAAAGAACCCTTATAACTTCCTGCATATGCACCAGCATATATTCCTGTAAACGACCCTACGTAACCACCCGAATAAATGCCTGTAAAGGTTTGTTGATACACTCCCGAATATAAACCAGTAAATGTTTGATTATATCCGCCAACGTATGCACCAGCGTACGAACCCACATATGACCCACTATACCCACCTGAATACGTACCGCTGAAAGCCTGTTGATACACACCTGCATATGTTCCTGTGAAATTACCAGCGTACCCACCTGAATATATTCCACTAAATGTTTGTGCGTAAGCTCCTGAATATATACCGGTAAAATATCCTATGTAACCACCTGAATACGTACCAGTGTAAACTCCAGCATAAATGCCTGTATAAGAACCTGTGTACGCACCTGTAAATGCTCTTGTATACCCACCAGAATACGTACCAGTGAAATACCCTACGTAACCACCTGAGTAAATACCGGTAAAATATCCTATGTAACCACCAGAATATATTCCGGTGAATGCTCGAGTGTATCCCCCAGAGTATAAACCAGTGAAGTACCCAACATAACTACCTAAGTACGTACCAGTGTAAACTCCGGCATAAATGCCTGTATAAGAACCTGTGTACGCACCTGTAAATGCTCTTGTGTATCCACCTGAATATATTCCCGTGAATGTTTGGGCATACGCACCCGCGTAAGTTCCAGTAAAGTTACCTTGATATGATCCTGAGTAAAACCCTTGGTATGCCCCAGTGAATAATCTACTATACGTACCAGAATAACCACCAGTAAAGTTGCCTTGGTAATTTCCCACATACGACCCTGTAAAGAATCCAGCATAAACAGCTGTGTATGGTCCTACGAAAAGGTCAGAATATACGCCTGTATAAGATCCTGTCCACACTCTTGTCCAGCTTGACCCATATACACCAATGTAGTTACCTGCATAGCTTCCGGAAAAAAATTGTCCTGTATAAGGATCTTGACGTGTTCGTGTATATGCTCCAGTAAATAGACGCGTGAAGGCTCCTTGATAATACCCAGTAAACCATGTTGCATAATAACCAACATAATATGCTGAATAATAACCAAGATATGATACGCCTGTCCACGGACTAGCAAAATAACGAGGTCGCGATCCCAAATAACCACCGGCGAAATACCCTATGTAACTACCTGCAAACGTTGGTGTGTAGGTGTTTTGATAGTTGCCTGCGTAAAATCCTTGGAAATTTCCTTGATACAATCCTGTAAAGACTCTTGAAAATCCTCGTGAGTATGTACCCGCATAAGCACCTGTAAACAGTCTACTGTATGTGCCAGAATATATGCCAGTAAAGTTACCTTGATAGCTGCCTGAATAAAAACCAGCGTACGCACCTGTAAACAGTCTACTATATGTGCCAGAATATATGCCAGTGAAATACCCTACATATCCTCCTGCATAAGCGCCGGTAAAGGTGTTGTTATACGCGCCAGAATATGTCCCAGCATAAGCGCCAGCATAGTATCCTGTGTAACCACCAGAGTATGCACCCGTGAATGACTGCGCATACGCTCCTGCATATGCCCCAGTAAACGTTTGATTGTATGCGCCAGAATATGCACCGGTGAATGTTTGAGCATACGCACCTGCATATGCACCAGTAAACGTTTGAGCATACGCTCCTGCATATATTCCCGTGAAAGTATTATTATATGAGCCAGAATATGTCCCAGCATAAGCGCCAGCATAATATCCCGTATAACCACCCGAATATACCCCAGTAAAGGTCTGTGCATATGCACCTGCATATCCACCTGTAAAGAAACCCACATAACCGCCGGTGTAAGCACCTGTAAATACACGGCTGTATACCCCAGCATATACACCGGTGAAATTACCTACGTAGAAACCAACGTATGCCCCCGTATACACACCTGTATATGTTCCCGAGTACGCGCCAGTATATGATCCAGAAAAAACTCGCGTGTATCCCCCTGAGTATGTTCCAGTAAATGATCCAACATACCCACCCGCATATGCGCCGGTAAACGTTTGATTGTATACGCCCGTATAGTTGCCTGTGTACGATCCCGTGAACAATCTACTATACGTACCAGCAAACGTTCCTGTAAATGTTTGGTTGTAGATACCAGTGTAGTTACCTGTGTAGCTACCAGTAAATAAACTACTATATGTACCAGCAAACGTTCCTGTAAATGTTTGGTTGTAGATACCTGTGTAGTTACCCGTATACGAACCTGTAAACAATCTACTATACGTGCCAGCAAAATTTCCCGTAAACGTCTGATTGTAAATACCAGTGTAATTGCCTGTATAGCTACCTGTAAAGATCTGCGTGTATGTACCGGCAAATGTTCCTGTAAACGTCTGATTATAGACGCCGGTGTAGTTGCCGGTATAGGAGCCTGTAAATAAACTACTGTAAGTACCAACAAAACTACCAGTAAATGCTCGACTATACACACCTGTATAATTACCAGAAAATATAGTACTAAAGGTATTTAAAAATGTTCCTGTAAACGTTTGATTGTATATACCGGTGTAATTACCTGTATACGAACCTGTAAATAAACTACTGTATATGCTGGTGTAAGCCCCAGTGAAGAAACCTACATATCCACCAGTGTAAATTCCTGTGAACGCACCCGTATACCCACCGGTGAATTGACCGGTAAAGGCACCGGTGTAAGCTGCGGTAAATATCCTGCTATAAATTCCCGTAAACGTTTGCGCATAAACACCACTGAAAGCACCAGTGAATCCACCTACATAATCTCCGCTGAAAGCCTGGTTGTATGTGCCCGCATATATCCCTGTAAACGCTCCTGTGAATTGTTGGTTGTATATACCTGTGTATATGCCTGTGAAATTGCCAACATATATCCCTGAATAAACACCCGAGAACTGTCCTGTATATGCTCCGGTGTATGTCCCTGAGAACGTTCCCGTATATCCGCCTGTGTATGCTCCTGTAAATGTTCCTGTGAAGCCTTGGTTATATGCGCCAGTATATGTTGTTGCATATTGTCCTGTAAATGTGCCTGTAAACTCGCTTGAATAAGCTCCGGTAAAGTTTGCAGAGAAGACATTGGTAAATTCACGTGAAAAAGTTGCACCATACGTTCCTGTGAAATCCCCAGTAAACTCACGAGAGAAAGCTTGTGTGTATGCACCAGTCCACGTAGCCGTGTAAGCTTGAGCGTTATAAGTTTGTGGTCTTATCTGTGAACGGGTATCATCAAACCCGCTTCCTGCCTGAACCCAAGTACCACCCGATGAAGGCATTGTTGTTGATAATTGATACGTACCAATACCCGTGCTTACCATATAGTTTCGAGCGCGGTGAGTCAAAGACTGAATATTGGTATTTGACATCTCGCGCAAAGCACCAGAGTCCCATTTTAGTGGGCGTACAGATCCTCCTGAACCCTCAGAAGTTTTTTGCCAAAGAAAAGTCTCATTATCAAAATATGGTCGTTCAGTATTTTTTAACCGACCACGCGCTACCCAAGTACCTGTTGCTGGAGCCGTTGGCTGAAGAACATATGCTCCGACGCCTCCGTTAACAATGTAAGATACAGCTTTGGATATGATTGTGGTGTCGATGTCGGTGTTAGCCATTTGCTGAACACCATTCAAAGTACTATTCCAGCACACAGGACGAATCATTAACGGATCCGTTAGCGGACCACCGCCAGTTCTCTGATATATTGACGTATTTGAATAAACTAGGTTTGCTTCGGATACTGGATGATCACCTATTTGTTGATCATAATAACTATCGGACCATGTTCCTATCAACGTTGAATTTGCTGGTATAAGATCCCCAGGATTTTGAACAATTAATGATCCAATATCCTCTGACGAAGCAAAATCAGTACCAATAACATTGGACACAAGTCCGTCGATGTCCGTGTTAGACATCTCCTGAAGACTGGACGTAGTTGTATTATAATAGAGCGGACGGAGCGGCATTTTGTATCAAGCTGTTCTAACCCATAATGTATATGTAGTCGTTGTCGTAGTACCGGTTACCGTCAACCCCGAATATGCTCCTGTAAATAAACGTGTAAATGTGTTTGCATAGTTGCCACTGAAAGCTCCCGAGTAAGCTCCTGAATAGCTTCCTGTAAACTGTCCAGTATATACGCCAGTAAACACTCGCGAGTATATACCAGTGTATGATCCCGTAAACTGACCGGTATAAGTTCCGCTGAATACGTTAGAGTATATACCGGAAAATTGACCAGTGTATGCTCCTGTCCAAGTGTTCAAGAATCCGCCAGTATAGGCACCTGCATAGGTTCCCGAGAACGCTCCTGTATATGTGCCTACGTATCCACCCGAAAAGCTTGCAGTGTATGATCCTGTAAAAGCTGTTGTATACCCACCAGTAAATTGACCAGTGAACGCTCCTGTATAGGTTCCGGAAAAGGTTGCTGTGTAAGAACCAGTAAATGATCCCGTATAGTTACCGGTAAACGAACCAGTAAAAAATCTTGAATAGGCGCCTGTATATGTTCCCGTATACCCACCCGTGTAAGCGCTTGTGTAGCCTCCGGAGAAAGCTCTAGTATATCCACCGCTGAAAGTTTGATTGTAGGCTCCACTAAACGTACCAATATAAGAAATGCTTGCGTACGGTCCTTGGTAACTTCCTGTAAAAAATCCCGAATACACGCCAGTGAATTGACCAGTATACGTGCTTGCATAATTAGCTGTGAAGTTGCCTACAAAATCTCCTGTAAATATTCTTGACCAACTGTTATTGTAAATTCCTGTGTATGAACCAGTGAATCCTCTTGTAAACTGATTGGAGTAGAATCCTTGGTAGTTTTGCAAATATTCACCAGTAAAGCCTCTTGTAAAGCTTCCAGTGAAAAATCCTTGATAGGACCCTCCAAATGTGTTCTGTCGCGAACCACCATACGTGTTCTGTCGCGAACCACCATAAGAGCCAGCATAAGCTTGTCCACCATAATAGCCTGTATAATACACAGCGTTATATGGGTTCTGATAACTTCCTACGTAGGCTCCTGCACCGGCATAATATCCAGTATAATACGTATTGTTGAAGGGGTTCAAATAAGAACCGGAATATATTGGTACCACATAGTTGCCTGTATACGATCCAGCGTACGTGCCAGTGTATGATCCAGCATATGTACCGGTATAATTTCCAGTAAACGTGCCACTGAACTCTCTTGAAAACGCTCGCGAATACGTACCAACCCAGGCGCCGGTATACAATCCTGTGAATGCACCACTGAATCCACCCGAGTAAGTACCTGCATATATTCCCGAGTAAGCAGCTGCATAACTACCTGTAAAACCGTTATTTGAAAAAACGCGTGAGAATGTAGGTGTTACAAGGCGTGAAAAAGCCTGGTTATAGACGCCAGTAAAAAAGTTTGAGTAGCTTCCTGCGTATGATCCTGTCCACACCGTACCAAACGCTCTTTGAAAGGCACCAGTAAAAAATCCTACATAACCTCCTGTGAAAGCCTGGTTGTAGGATCCCGCAAACGTTTGATTATATGCACCAGCAAATACTGAACCTTGGTAAGACCCAGAATATGTTGCAGTAAAGTTCTGATTATACGTACCAGCAAACGTTTGATTATACGCACCAGCAAACGCCGAGCCTTGAAAAGATCCAGCGAAAACTCTTGAGAAAGCTTGGTTATAGGTGCCAGCAAACGTTTGATTATATGCACCAGCAAACGCTGAACCCTGATACGTTCCACCATACTGTCCCGTAAATAAACGAGAGTACGTACCTCCATATACCCCGGTATAAGCTCCTGAATATATGTTTTGATATACACCGGTGAATGTTTGATTGAATCCACCCGTGAAATTGCCTACATATGGACCTGTAAATGCCTGATTATATGTGCCAGCGTATGCACCGGTAAATTTTGTAACGTCTAAGAAGTTACCTGTAAAGCCTTGGTTAAATGTACCTACATACGCTCCAGTAAACGCTTGAGTATATGCACCTGTAAACGCACCGGTAAATGTACCCAAATAACTACCAGCATATGCTGTATCAACCAGTCCGTTTGAAGTATCGGTAAACGTACCACGAGCTACCCATGTTCCCGGTGTTGGTGTAGTCGTAGATATTTGATATCTACCAATTCCTGAATTACTAATATAATCACGAATAGCCGGAAGCAGAGATTGTATTTCTGCATTTGTCATCTCCGTTAAGCTATTAGCAGCTCCTTTGAGAGGACGCTTTGTACCTGTACCTGTATTTGTAGTACGTTGATAAAGGTTGTATGTTGTAGTTAATGTTGTATTACTTACACTATCAACATACGTATCTACGATAGAAGATTTAACAACCCAAGTACCAGTTCCTGGTGCTGTTGTTCCAAGCCAATATGCACCTTGAGCTCCTGCTGAAACTTCAGCAACTACTTTACTAAGGATGTCATCACGAATTTCGTTATTTGAAAACTGCTTTACTTGCTGCACACCACCTATGACCTCTACCTTAAGAGGCCGAGTCATCGCGTTGAAGTTAGTCGTTAGCGATGTATCTAAGTTTTGATATAGAGTCCACGTTGTTGATGAAGAAGTAACAGGATGTGTACCAATTGGAGGTAAACTTGTTGGATATACATCAACAACTGTACCGCCAGTGACATTGTTCCACGTTGGTGCTGTTGTTCTTAACTCAAGAACATTACCATAACCAGAGACGTTTGAAGAACTATAAAATTGATCAGTTATTAACGGAACGATATGATTGAGGATGTCTGCATCAGACATCTCTTGTACACCATCGCTCGTACTCGCCGTAACATATCTTGCTCTAAGTGGTCTTGCCATCTCATGGTCCCAGGCGTGTTCCGCTTACATCGTAAATCCCAAAGTTGCCTGCATGAGCAACGTTTCCTGCTTTATATTTAAACTCCGCCTGATTAAACTGCAGCACTGCTGTTGTAGCAGTTGAGTTAACAGATTGAAACAAGAAACCCCCGTCTCCTGCTGTTGCATTCGCTTCATATGTTGTAACAGTTAAACGCGTATTTGTTGTATTACCGGCTAACGAAACGTGTGCATTATGTGTTGCGTTTCCTGACAGAAAACGAATAGCTGCATTAGCACTCGTTATTACTGTATTACCATTTATTGAAATTAGATCAGAGGTTGGTGATGCATTTTTAAAACCCACACGGTTGTTAACACCGTCTAAGAACAACAAGTCAGTATCAAACGTTGCGTTTGCTGCAAAAGTTGCAACACTTGTTACGTTAACAAAGCCTGTAATTGTTGTGTTACCAAGTCCAGCAGTATTATTTACTAGAAATGCACCGTTTACTGTAGCTGCACCTGTTAAACTTGTAGCGCCTAACACTCTTAAAGAACCAACGTTCGCTAAACCTATTGATGTATCAATATTACCGGCTGTAGAAAATCTTATTCTCTGTGGAGTTAAAGTGTGCCCCGTTTCTGTCACACCTGCTGTTAGATCAATAGCTGATCCATTGTAAGTAGCTGACAGCTTGAAAGCTGTTGTGTTTGAGCTAACAACAAAATAACTGCTTCCGTTTGTCAATCCTGTTACAGCTGTGTTTCCTGTTGAAACAACATATCTAACAAGATCGCCATCGCTGAAACCATGAACTGCTGTCGTTGTAATAAAGTCTGTTGTGTTAGCAACACCAGTTAAGGCATTAAATGTCGCTGACGAACCGACAACATTTGCAAATCCCGAAAAGGTAGTATTACCGACAGCTAAAGTATTTGCAATGGTAACAGCACCATTTACATCCAACGTACCTCTTAAATTAGTTGCTCCACCAACGTTTGCTGTAGAAGATACATTAATGAAACCTGTTATTGTTGTGTTACCTGCCGCTAACGTATTACTTACGTTAACAGCCCCAACAAAATCCCCACCCATTGCGTTGATAGTCCAACGCGCTGTACTGTTACCAAGAGAGTATGTGTTGTTTACAGGTAGAACATTACTTTGCAGATTTGCAGTGATAGAAAGATACGTTCCGTTGATATCAACGTTACCATTGAAGCCTGCAGGGCCGGCAATGTTAGCGGTACCTAGAGCAAGAAAGCCGTTCTCGACCTTAAATTGTACATTGCTTGACGTATCAGCCATTACTTACCTTACTTGATGAACTGTATAAACATTTTAACAGACGAGTTAGCAGTTGTCTGTTGGAATTTTATTGCAAGAGCTGTTGTATTTATCGCAGTAGAAAAGTTACCTAAATTAGCTGTTGCTGGAGCAGCAACGGTACCGTAAATGGTAAGCGTTACATCGTTTGCTGAAGCAGAGTGAGCAAATATCATCTCTTGTGTTGATACGTTAGCTCCACTGAAGGATGTTACTGTAGCTGTTATTTTTGCAGCTCTGTATCCAACCGGTTTCGTTAAAACAAGAACGTCTACTGGGGACGCTGTTGTTGTACCAAGATTTGAGTTAGCGACAACGTGTAGAACAACGTCTGATTGCAGAGTGGTGTTTCCACCAACACTTAATGCACCACCAACATTAGCGGTTGATGAAACGTTGATAAACCCTGTTACGGTTGTATTACCTGTTGCTAATGTGTTATTGATAGTAGCTACACCATTAACAGTTGCAGCACCAACAACATTCAGCGTCGAACTTACGTTAGCAAAACCAGTTATTGTTGTATTACCGACAGCAGCGGTGTTATTAACTGTAAATGCTCCATTAACCGTTGCAGCATCAACAACATTCAGCGTCGAACTTACGTTAGCAAAACCTGTGATTGAAGTGTTACCTGTTGCTAATGTGTTGTTAATTGTTGCAGCACCATTTACAGTTGCGGCGCCCACAACGTTTAGTGTTGTTGATACGTTTGCAAAGCCAGTAATAGATGTATTACCTGTTGCTAATGTATTGTTGATCGTTGCAGCACCGTTAACTGTTGCAGCACCCACAACATTCAATGTTGAACTTACGTTAGCAAATCCTGTAATCGATGTGTTACCAGTTGCCAATGTATTATTAATAGTAGCTGCACCGTTAACAGTTGCAGCACCTACGACATTTAATGTCGATGATACATTTGCAAAACCTGTAATTGATGTGTTACCAGCTGCTAGTGTTGTTGATACGTTTGCAAAACCTGTTATGGTAACGTTACCTGATGCAACAGTGTTTGCTACAGTAACAGCACCGTTAACCGTTAACGTACTACGTAGATTAACAGCTCCACCAACGTTAGCTGTTGAGGAAATGTTTGCAAATCCAGTTATTGTTGTGTTTCCAACAGCTGCTGTGTTGTTAACCGTGAATGCTCCGTTAACAGTTGCAGCACCTACAACGTTTAATGTGGAAGATACGTTAGCAAATCCTGTTACAGTTGTATTACCAACCGCTGCTGTGTTGTTAACTGTCAGAGCACCATTTACTGTTGCTGGACCGACCACATTTAACGCTGTTGTAACGTTTGCTGTTGTTAGAGTCGTAATACCGATTACGTTTAATGTATTTGATAACGACGTAGCATTAACAACTGTTAAATTGCCTGTGACCGAAACACTGTTGACACTTACCGTCAAAGCGGTTACAGTACTGTTGCCAGTGAGCTGAATACTATTAACAGAGGTATTGCCTTTTAGAGTGGTGTTACCCGTGATAGTGCTTACAGCTTGAACGCCAAACGCTGTTGCGTTAATATTTGTATTTGCATTTTGTAAGGATACATTTGAGGTAACTGACACGTTACCCGTTTGTATTGTCATTAGTGCGGTGTTGACAAATACATTAGAGCTATTTAAATACGCGTTTGAAGAGAGCTCTATTCTACCGCCACTAAAAATAGTTGCGACTGTATTGCCTATCATGTAGGTAGAGTCAATAATTACATTAGCCTGCACATTGGCTAATGTACCTTCAACTATGAAGCTCTGTGTGTTAGAGTAAAAGTATCCTGTTGAATTATAAATTGCAACGTTACTAGAAAACGAAGTATTACTTCCAGTGAAATTTGCGTTTGATGTTACACCCAGATTGGCCGACGTGCTAACGTTACCACCACGAAGCGTTGTTCCAACGCCAATAGTATTTGCTGCAAATACACCTATTAGTTGCGAATTACCCGATACTTGAGCGCCACCAGCAGTGTTATTGGCTGTAAGAGCCTGAGTAGTGAAAGTGTCAGCCATCTGGTTGGTAATACCAATCCAGGTCGCAAAAGAGTCTGTCGATATAACAACGTTAGCTATTGATCTTGCCATTTGTATTTCCGTTAATTAACTGTTTCAGTAAATCCTTAAACTCTCTTACGTCTTTTTGAAGATCAGAAACTGTTTCTTCAAGCTGCTGCTGTCTTAATACAAACGCTCTTTCACTTTTAAAACGCTCGTAGCCAGCCTTATCAATATTTAGAATTGCTTTTGAGCTGGGATCCTTGACATAGTTTGGATCATCGGTACCTAACAGTTGCCTCATGCCGAGACCGCCACTGCTTGAAGATCGTCAACAAAAGGTATACTTGTATTATCACTAGACAATAATACAACCTTAACAGCAAAGCTGTCATAAGATTGGAACTTTGCTAACTGTCCATTAAAATACGTAAGCATATTGAAATTTTGCTTATCTAGATATGCAGTGTTTTTATCTGTTACTTTATCTACGTAGAAACCGGACTCTAGATTTGTAACGGTTGTATTAGAAATGGCTTTTGATAAAGTTAAAGATGACGTGTTAGCAGCAATAACCGTATCAACGATATAAACCATACTATTGCCTGAATGATACACTCTTACAACATCATCGACTGTAATATCGGTATTAACAGTTCCTGATGAACCACGAATAAGACCGTTTGCATTAACAGCAAAATTACCTGATATTTTTGTGCCTGGCGGGGAAAATGGAACATCATACCCCAAATCTCTGAAATCATTTATGTTTGAGGGGTTTGATGTAACCCCTATGGAAGCAGAGTTTAAAGATAATTCTGTCCAATTCTTTTTATCAAACGCCTCGTTGTCCGCGGAGTTGTAAAACTTTGCATATACCTTTACGTCCGAATTTGCTGGTTTAAATGCCTTAAGATATACTTTTAAATCTTCAGCAAATTGGTTATCAATTAATTGAACTTGATTTCCAACATACCGCGCTTGTGCTACACCGCGGTTTACAGCTTCATTTGTGGTGCTATTGTTTATGTTATAACGTTCTACAAACACATCAAGGTCTTCTTTACGGATGAAAGGACTTGTATAAGGGTTAGAAGAGCTCAGTGTCATTTCACCATGAAATGATTTGAATGGTGTTGCAGCTGTTACTTCGTTTGTACGAGATGCAAGAGAGGCATCATAAGTATTAATATACTCGCGCTTACCTAATTTTGTTTCTACTTTACGGCTCGTGCTTACTGAACCGCCAACATTAGCAAAATTAGCTGTCAAGGAAATAGATGTTTGTGGGGGTGTTGTAGCGTTGTAATTAGGTACCACATTGTTGACTCTCGTGTTTGCAATAGCTGTTATGTTAGCTGTTGCCCCGGAGTCCAATCCACGAATAGTAGTTCCTGTTGTAAGATATAGAGTAGATGTTGCTGTTGAATCTTGAATAACAAACCTATCGTTTATTGTAGAATATTCAAACAACCTACCAGTTACAGTTTTGTAGTATTGAGCACTCGCAACAGTAAAACTTGGTGGCTGCGTTAGTACAAGGTGTGTTGCATTAGTAACGGAATTTACTGTACGAATATTTACATTGCTACCACCATCTGTGATAACGATCTTGTCACCAACAACTACGTCAGTGGTAAAGAGTGTGCTCGTACCAACCAAATTTGTTGAAACAGCTGATACGTTAACATTGCCTGTTAAAGCAGATCTTTGTTGAAAGACTTCTTCACCACCTAAAAATGTACCTGACACAGAACTAACTGTAAGAAGCTCATATGGACGGTTTTTAATCTTTATTGTTTTTGTCAAAGAGCTAAACTTTGCAACTCTGATTTGGAAATTTAAATCTGTATCTGTAAGAGGAGTTAAAACATAACCGTTTGTTATTTTGTAAGCATTACCATCAACAATACCAGACGAAACTTGTGTTATTGACGTTGATGAAACTGAAGTTTTGCCTGCTTTATTAGCAAATACCTGAAAGTCAGTATCACCACCATCAAACTTAATTAAAAAACAATATTTTCTGTCCGTACTAACACATAGCGGCTTTGAAAAAGTAAATGTCGTTGCTGTAGCTCCTGTTGTACTCACGGAAATATCATCATATTCTTTACGCGCTGTGTCTAAAGGAATGCTAGACAAATCAGGAGTCCCATCTTCTTTAACACTACAAAGAGCTAACGTAACACCTGGACTCTCAATGCCCGTCGTTGTTTTACCAACTACTGGCTTTGCTCTGAAGTACAGATTTATAGAAGCAATAAAACATACTTCTGCGTTTTGTACAGCAGCTTTATCAAGAAAAAACGTTTGTCCTAAATCGTAGCTCATTACTAGCCTTTGTTTTAAATATGTTTAAATAAACGATATCTTTACCACGTAGACACCTGATATCCTGTATCAACAACAGGAGTGGTAGCAACTTCAACCGGTGCTTGATATGGTTTGTTAATTATTTGATATTCATTCTCTGGTGGAATATAAACTGATATTTGAAGCTGTGTTGTGAAAAAAGAGTCTGATGTCTCTTCAAAACCAACACCAAGAGAAGACTGGCTTTGATTAACAACACTCAATTCTTTTGTACCAGCAATTGATGCAGCAATTCGCTGCCCTTCAGCTACAGTCGTTGCAGCTGTTGATGCACCACTCTGATAATAAAAATCAAATGTTACTTTCCCATCACTATCTGTTACTATAGGATCGCCCAAGTTACCGTTGAGTGGCTTGATTTGTGTAGATGGAACAAGATTTCGTTCAAAGTAACAATAGTGAGTTGTCAATGGCCTCATACCATAAAGAGTTACAGTAAAAACCTGATCTCTTACTGTAAAATATAAATTTGTTTCGGTTGCCATGCTACTATATTTTCCTTGTTAGATTTTACCAAAACTTCCACCACGGTCTGCTTGGAGCAGGCGGTGGAGGTGGTGGTGCATCCTCGGTAATAATACGCTCACCACGAGATTTTATTGAAAAGGAGGCTGGTGAAACAGAACCCGAACCAATAAATCTTACATCCTGGCCATCGCCGTTAATTGCAATATTTTTAACACTTTGATTTACTAATACTTCTGTTGTATACGGTAGCATTGCAAATCCGTTAACCACACAAGCATTAGTGTCTGTATCCGTTAAATCAAAATCAGACTCAATATTTAGCTGGGAAAACGAAGGTTGAAGAATACCTCTTTCGCCTGCTATATTAGTTGTAAACTCACGGTGTGTTGCATCTGACTTTGTATAATCACTGAATGGGTCAACAAAGAAAGCGTTTTTAAATCGATTTGTGGTTATAGTGACCCCACTCGGTATCACTAGTTCTTTTATTTTTTGTTCAATGAAATTAAGACTTACTTTGTTTTCAACAATATCTAGTCGCTTGTCAATTAAACCAATATCCCTCATTGTGTAAACACGGTTCTGAGCATCGTTAATGTTCTTGGTTACATCAAGGGTAATCAACGAGCTACCATATCGTTGTGATACTAACGTGTCTTGTGATATGATTTCTTTACCCGCAAATTCCGTTGTTTGTGTGTTTAGAATCGAAGGAAGAGATGGGTATGGGGGAATAGAAAGAACAGCAAGCGTTACTGTGTGGGGCGGTTCATCAGGAGTGACAGGATCATTTAGAGCTGGTGTTCCCTCCAAGACTTTGAAACTTCCATTACTTGTTACAACAACACGATCTTTTCTTCTGTTATAATAAGAAGCCTGGAAGGTTATTGTTGAATCTGGAGCAGGAAAGTATTTTGCTGCGCTGCTTAGGTTAAACGTATTTGACGGATTGACTGTAGCACCAGCAACGGTTGTAGATACGTTAGCTGTGTTTGCCGCATAAGGACGGAAATCAAACGTATTACGGACATCAACATACTTGCCTTGGCTTGTATACAACTCAGGTATCTCTAAAAGATTCACTGTCGATGTTGAACTTGCTAAGTTCGCTGTATCGTTTATGTCATATGAATCAATGGTAAATACACCTTCACCTCCACCATTAGTAAACACGTCAATCTTAGCTAAAATAAATTGATTTGTATTTACAGCAAGTGTTGATGGTGTTGTTTTTAGCTTCAACTGTGCTAAACGGTAAACGTTTTCATCATCAGCAGAATCAACAACGAAATATTTTGTAACATCAGAAACTGTCGTATTCGTTGTTGTACCAACGTTGGTCGCATTTCCTAAGTAAATATTTTTTATACGAACGGCGCCGGGTAATCCTAAAGACCATGGGCCAGTATTACTACCTGCGTTGTTACTTGTGTGAATTTTAACAAAAACGTCGCGATTAATAGTCTTTGCGACAGGCGTTGTAGTAACAGACTTCACATTGTATGTGACAACTGCATTAGCTGCAACGTTAGTAGAGACCCCTAAGCTTAGAGTTGCTGTCTTACTTGTTCCTGATATTGTTATAGTGCGTGATGTTCTACCAAACGACACAGGATACAGAGCTGGGAAATAAAGGGTAGCATTAGCAGCAGTCATTGCTGTTGGTGCTGTTGTCAGAAACGCATGTGTATTATTTGCAACCGACTTAATTTGCAAATGTTGGTTAGCTGTCGAATTGGCACATCTTATAAAATCACCAGGTGCAATATCAGAAATAAAGGTTGTACCAGTACCGACAATGAGAGTGTTTGCATATACCGCTATACTTGTGCCGGTTATGTTAGCACTCGCTTCAAATGGCTCCGTGGGGATAGCTATGAAATCTTTTTCCTGTGTAGCCGACAAAGCACCATCACTATAAGGGAATTCAAAACCAGATCCAAGAGGACCAATTGCTAAAGTTCCTCCTGTACCAAACGTAGGAGCTTCATCAGACACTGTTCTATACGTATATGATATGTTATCTAACGAATTTACTGCATTTGCTTTGATTGGAAACAGCATCTGATTACGAGACACATCATAAAGCTTCGAAACGTTTGCTCCAATAGTTGCATCTTGTACGCGAACCACGTCAGCAATTGCATCTTGCGTAGCTCCATTAGAGTATAGAGCTTTAACGTCACGGAACGAGTATCCGGAATTCATATCAATATCAAATAAGTAAGCTCTATAAGTGGCTTCTTTTGTCCCAGGATCACCTGAATCTAATACCAAAGAACGAATTCTTGCAGTTCCAATTTTACTACCGGCTGGAGTGATCGTTCCATTTGTAGTGGTTATATTATTAAGACCCGTAATGATTGTTTTTGCAGTATCATACAAATCAATACTTGCACCAGTTTTAAAATCAAACACACCAGCAAGCTCGTTAACTATTGCATAATTACCATAGTTAACGGTGATTGATTGAGATGCTAGATTTGTTGTCGTTGAAGAACGAGCAACATTAAGATAATTATTGTAGCTTGTGGCTACCCTATATCCTTCAATATAAGCAATACCTGGATCAATCACTACATCAACATAGCTCGTGTTGGGAGTGGCCTTTTCTTTTGTTGTGACGTTAAAACGATCAATTACATAATTACCGCTCGTCTCGGAGGTACGACGCGCAAGCTCATCTGCGATTGTTGTAAAGACTGTTGTCCTGTTTTCTTTATAGGGTAGTCCGTTTTTCCACTCAGCGAGAGCAAAGAAATCTACATTTGCTGCTGCTTGATCTATTGTTAATGTTGTCAGTACAGGAGTCAGTTGTAAACGATCTGCTCCTGGTGCTGTAAAGTTTGTTGTTCCTGATGCATTATCTAAAAGAGATTCATCCTCATTGCTATCAACATAGTTTTCTATTGTTTTAAAACCAACCGTAATGTTGTTTGGTGTTGTTGTATACTTGTCAATAATAATACTCTGCTTATCAACACGCAAGAAATGTCCCTTCTGGTATATGATACCTTCTGAAACACCAAAAGCATAACCAGTACCAATAGCATTAACCGTAGAATTAGCGACTGTTATTTTTGCTTTATAATTCTGAGCAAGTAAGTCGAGGTTTTGAACCGTTGCTGTTGTATTTGAAGATTTAACAGTAATCCATGGCAAGAATACATAATCTTCTCCATTATCACTGAGAGTTAAAGCTTGTACAATACCACTTGTATCAGTTGTGAGTAATGCTGAAGCGCCTGATCCAATTAACGAAACTACGTTCGCTGTTGCACCAGAAGTTGCACCAACAACGGTGTAAGGAGATTCGAAAGTCCATGCAACTGCATTAACGGCTGTGTTCGTCAAGTCCTGATTACGAGGAGCAACACTAAGGACTGTAGTACATGCAATTGCTGTTGTGTTGATAGCTTTAATAACACCTTGAGCACCAGTCGTTGACTGTGTGATAACTTCGCCGTTAGAAAACGTACCTGTTACGTTTGCCAACTTGAGAGCACTTTGAATTACAACTGTGTCTGAATTAGAAAATCCTACACCACCGTTCAAAACATTTATCTTGAACAATGGGTAATTTTCACCAAACACTGTAAGCTGTTCATTGGGTGAAAATGAAGTGTACACAGCGCTGCTGTTTGCAGGATCTGGGTCTGAGCTGTTTGTATAACGGACATAAATTGTTTTTAAGTCTGGATTACTTGATTCAAGTCCATCTTTATAGTCTAAAACTCGAGCTGTCAAATTAAGACTGCTTTTCACAAAATAGTTAACATAGCTTGAAGGCAACGAAGGTTGTCCATCTACCTGTACATCAAGTATTTTGACATATGAATATGTTGGGAGATAATTAAAGTTAACGCCACTTAGTATGGTGCCTGATTTGAAAACATGACTGCCAAATCTTTCTATTTGATTTTGCAGTAATGATTGTAACTGATTCAGTTCACGAGTTTGTACAGCTACACCAGGTTTAAAAAGGATTCTATAAAAATCCTTTTCTTCGTTTAAATCATCGTAATAAGGACTTACGTTGAGTGAATTTTCTAATGGCATGTGTTATCTCTCAAAACTGCAGAATTAATTTGATGGTTTCTGACTGTGAACTCGATCGCGAAATTGGTGACTCATTTTCCAAGTAAATTATTTCACCAGAATGTTTTACTAGATCAGGGGCGTATGCAAACAAAAGATTAGCGGTCGCGCTTGAGTTTACCCCGATAAGTGTGTTGCCTGTATTTAGAACACCCTTCACATGCGTAACATACAAGTTTGAGGATGTATTGCTGTGAAATACAGCATTGGCTAGTTGTAAATCAGTTTGATACACCGTCTCATCTTGCTGGAATGTTCCTGTTATAGGAAGGAACGTGTATCGATACCTTTGATCAAAGGTATTGAAATTTTTCACCTGACCGTTTATCTGATACGAACTAACAGTACCTGAAGCATTGGATGAAGCGCCGGAAACAATTTGTGAGGTTACAAATATACCATTTACATTTGTTAATGTAAGTGTACTGATTGTATCCCATTCTGTAACAACACCTGTTGCATTAGAAACGTTTTGAGACACTGTCTCGCCAATTGTAAATGAACCGCTTGGTGAAGAAAGTGTTAAAGCAACATTTGAAAATAAAGGATCTTTAAGAAGTCCTAATGTTCTATAATCATTTACAACGGGGATAGTACCTACTTCACTATTAGCAAATGTTACACTTATACACAACGACGTACCAAGCAATTCATACTCTGGATTTGACCCATGACCACCTTTTGGACCCATATCAACTCGCAATATTGCAGCATTAGATGTGCCACCTGTATTACCAGTAACTGTTGCTGATGCCCACGTGTAGTTCCGACCACGGTTTATAATTTCTATGCGAGAAATTGTGTTTGCAGCTGATGTGTTTACTATAGCACGTGCTTCTGCATGATCCCCATCACCATCTATAACTACTGCTGGTGTTATTTCATATGTCGTACCTGCATTTGGATTGGTTGCAAATGCGCTTGCAAGAACAATAGTCTTTGAACCGCCTATCACATAATAATCAACAATACGTCTACCTTGCCCTGCACCCGCACCCCCAGTGAGGTATATGTAACTTCCTGTGTAAAAATTGTTTGCAGAGGAAGCATTGTTAGCAATGTAGTATAAAGTGTCATCACCACCAATACGAACATCGTCTGATTCAAATGTTCCATTTAAAGAAGTGTTATAATTTGAACCACGATATGTTACGCCTATAACATCAATAGCACCCGCTACAGCATTACCTGTAACAGCAGAGTTAGCAAACACAGGAATCAGATTCGCTGTCCCAAACTTTGAAAGATTTGAGTTTGTAATACTATACATATACTTCCATTGATATCCATCATTGGTAGCATAATATTCATCGTTGGCTGATGTTTGATTTATATCTGGTGCATTCACCGATACTGCGTTACCGTTATTATCCAAACATTTGAAAACGTGGTGTGAGGATCCTCCATCTACTACAACAAAATATTGTTTTTCTGTTAAATCTTCATTACTTCTGTATGCAGCATATTGTGTGTTTGAAGTCCAATTATAACGTGGTATCATAACAGCTACATCGCTTGCTGCTACTCGTTTACCAAAAACCATTTCTTCAAAAGGATCAGTGAGTGTGTTTTCTAAAGTATTTGACAGACTTGGTATAACACCATCGCCGCCCGTATAGGGTACATGTCGTGCTGCAAAAACATAATAAACGCTATTCGCAGTCTCGTTAATAGACTCTTTGAACTGGTTTACGTTATGCAAACGAAAATAATTTGTAATTAATTGTGTTGACATATTTCGCTTAGGTGTTTGAGGTTTCAATGCTATTTATAGCAGTCATAGCAAGGTTTGCTAACGACAATGTGTTAACCTTGCCAAAAGCTCTTGTTCCTGCAACGTGTGTTATTTGTTTTAAAACATCAAAGTATCTGTCAAAAGGAACTTTTGTTTGTACTTCATAGCTATATTCCTGATAATACTCGTTGTCTTGTAGCTTTTTATCATCACTTATAAAACCTCTTGTTGATGAATAGTATCCTGCTCCCACCCCTTGTTGACCCAATTCCACAATAGCAGTAACACTAAACACCGAACCCTCTTTTGTTAGAGTAACTGTTTCTTGATCAAGATATCCAAACCCTGAATCAGCAACAGCCAACTTTTTAACGACATTATTAGCAGTTTGCACATTAGCTTCTATGGCAGCATTGAGGCCGACAGGAATTGTGTTCGCATCCTCGACTATTGAAACAACATTGGCTGTTGTACCCGATGTTCTTCCTATGATAGCATTGTTCAATAAGAACGTGTTTTCTAAGTTTATACGTTTTAACTTTAATACGCTAGAGTTAGCAGATTTAACTAACGCACGTGCCGTTGTAGCATATGTTGTAGTTGTTACGGCAGAAACGTTTGATGTAGAACCTGAAGATAAGCCTTTGAGCAGCGTGCTCGATCCTGTTGTATTAACAAATGTACCCGTTGTATTAATTAACTTTACGCTGCCGCTACCTGCACTTATAGCTGCTTCTTGAACAAAGCCAGAAGCCGTTGCAGTTGCAGGAGAAGTACCTTGATATACAAACTCATTAATAACAAACGTTGAAGTTGATATACCATTAGCAGCTGTTCCGGAGAAGGTATTAACAGTTAACTGTATAGCAGGATTACTATATGACTGTTGTATTTGTTCGCCAACAACAAAAGCACCCACCGTGTTAGAAACTTGCATAACATAATCACGTGCGTTATACCCAACAACAAACGTGTCAACAACAGTGACGAACGGATCAACGTTGTATTCTGAACCCGGATTAACAGCCACAATTGAAGCAATAGAACCTATTGTCGTTGAATCAAATCTCAACGCATCAAGTAATATTGTATCTAATGAGGTACCAGGAAATTTGACAAATCCTAAACCTCTAAACATGGGCTCATTGTAACCAACGTTACTATAAGAAGAATTAGCTCCCGTAAGTATTTTCAGTGGACCATATAAACGATGTCCTGTCTGAGTTAACCCTTTTGTTAATGCAACCCGTGATCCCGTATAGGAGGTCTTTAGTGCTACGTGAGTAGCATTAGCCTGATCAATGTAGTAAACAGTATTGTTTGATAAACCACCGACAGCTGTATTACCTGAATCAGTGTAGTAAAGTACGGCTGTGTTTGGTACAAAGTCGATAGCGGTCGTGATTGCTATTGTATTATTAGAGCCAGTTACTCCGGCTCTTGTAAGAGAATGTCCAGTCTGTGTGAGTCCAGCTGTTATATTAATTGGCGCACCGCCAGAAGTTAATGATAACTGCAGCGTTGTCGATCCTGGTGTTGTGTTTATAACGTAATACGTAGATCCATTTGTCAACCCAGACACTGCTGTGTTTGTTGGATGAACAGCGTACGTAACAGTTTCGTTGTTACTAAATGGGTGTTTTGTTAGAAGAGTGATAACTTCTGTGGTGTTCGCAACACCGGTGTTTGCATTGAAGTAAATGGATGAGGGTAGTAATACACCTGTTCCACCCGTACCCCCTGTAACATCCGTATTGGCATTGAAAGTGGTGTTGGTCCCATACCCACCAGCTGAGACGTTTGAACCTCTTCCATTCAACATTATCCCACTGAAAGCAACATTGCCTGTGTTACGACTTTCAATAAAGTCTGGTGATAATAACACGTTTTCCGTGTCAGTTAACAAACCAATCTGGAAACCTGCACCTGTACCGGTACTAACGTTAGCAACACGAGCATAAGTGTTCGAAACATCTCCGACAATGTACGTGTATGGTGATCCTATAAATCCATTAACGCCTATATCAACAACACCTAAGAATCCTGTTGCATATGTAAATGTATGGCCATCTTCATTGCGATTGCTTGAAGATATGTTAACAGGAGTGCCATTTCTTGTCGTTGCTAGTTGAAATGTCGCTGCTGTAGTATTAACTACGTAATAGGGGCGACCATTTACTAGTCCGTCAATAGCCGAATTTCCTGTCGCAACGCTGTAACGAACAACATAGTTATTTTCAAACGTGTGATTGCTTATTGTGATTGTATCGTTTGTATTTGATACGTCTGTTTGAGCATTGAAGGAAAAAGACGTGTAGGTTGCGTTTGAACCTGTCGTGTTACCTGTAGCTGTTCTATCCGTATAACCACTAATAACAGCTGTGCCATATGTTTTGATTAAATCATGCCCGGTTTCATTGCCACCTCTTGTCATTGATATAGTAGCACCACCTGGTGTAGACGACAAATAAAGAGATGTAGACCCTTGCACCGTATTGACAACGTAATAAGCTACACCAATTTGTAGTTCAGCAATTGCTGTATTACCACTACGCACATGATAACGTACAAGATCGTTGTTACTGAAGTCATGAGCTTCAGTTGTGTTGATTCTGTTTCCACCAGATGTATACAATCCCGTATAAGAAAGTGTATAATTACCGGTAAAACCACCATAAACTCCAGTAAATGAAGCTGTGAATCCACCTGTGAATGATGGCGTGTACGTGCCTGTGAAGGATCCGGTGAACAATCCAGCAAAAGCTTTCGTATAAGCATCGCGTGTGTACACGCCTGTGAATGAATTATACGTTCCTGAAAAACTTGGAGCAAATGCTCCTGTAAATGACCCAGAGCTAGTAAATGTCGTTGTGAAAAACCCTGTATAAGTTGTGTTATAAGAGCCCGAAAAGCTTTGATTGAAAACACCTGTGAAGGTTGGTGTGAACGCACCTGTAAACGACTGAGAGAAGGTACCGGTAAAAAGACGTGAATATCCACCAGTGAAAGCTCCGTATACCCCCGTAAACGTTCCCGTAAACGTCCTGCTAAAACCTCCTGTAAACGTTTGCGAATATGAAGCATTGAACGTACCTGTGTAGAGATTATTATAAGTTCCCGAGAACACATTGTACAGACCTGTATATTGGCTTGTAAATACCTTTGTGTAATCTCCAGTAAACACCTGTGAGAAAGTACCTGTCCACTCATTGGTAAACGTACTACTATAATTTCCAACATATACGGCACTATACGTGCCTGTCCAAGCTGATGTATATGAGTTAGTATACACAGAAGAGAAGGTAGTACCAAGATTATACGTTCCTGCGTATGTACTTGTATATGCAGAGGTAAAGGTACCCGTGTAGTTACCGGTAAAGGTTTGTAAATACGCACCCGTGAATCCCTGACCTATGAAATATGATACACCACCTGTGTAAGGAGAAGGGGTTCCTGTAAAAACAGGATAATTTAAATATGAACCGCTGTAGGTCGTTGTATATACTGCAGAAATGTATTCTTTGACATTGAATGCGCCGGTAAACACACCATAAGAAACACCGCTGTACGGGTTAACGTACGACCCCGGATAAGTGCCCTGATAGCTTCCTACAAACGATCCCGTAAAGTACCCAGCATAATAACCGACATACGCTACACCATTGAAAGGGCTAACGCGTGAGCCTGTAAAATGACTCACATATGCACCAGCGTACGTTCCTTGATATGTTCCTACAAATATACCGGGAACTGCTGATCCTGTGAAACTTTTTGTAAACGGTGCTGGGCCTGCATATGATGCACCTGTATAAGGATGCACGTAATTGATTGCTGAAGGAGCATACGCTCCTGTGTAAGAATTTACATAAAGACCTAAAAACCCAGCTGTTGTATATGTGCCAGTATATGCACCCGTGTAGGCCAATCCTGAATATGGAACAGAACCATAACTTCCTACAAAATTACGGGTGAAATTTGAAATACCGCTCGTTGTAAAGGCTCGAGAAAATATACGTGAAAACGATCCACCGTAAGTAGATGAATACACTCCGGAAAATGAACCAGAAGCAAAACTTGCCGTCCACGCTCCTGTGTATGTACCACCATATGTTGCTGTATATAAATTACCATAAGCACCGGAGAAGTTACCTGTGTAAATATTACTAAAATAATTAGTAAAGTTGCCTGTGTAGGCACCGGTGTATACTTTAGAGTAAGATGCAGTGAAGGTGTTGTATGCAAATCCAACTAAAGAAGCATTGAATGATGATACATCCGGATCTTCTGAACGGATAGCAAATGTTGTATCCTGTGCTGCAATGTTCCCAACATTCGGAACAACAATTAAATACCCAGTCGTATTTGTTGTCTTGTTTGAGACAGCTATTGTAGCGTTCGCAACAACGCTTCCGTTAGCTGCATAGTTTTCTACAACAGCACCTGCATCAAAAAAGAAGTTATTTCCTTTTGCGGATATGTAAGCAATGTTCGTTAACGGCTGAGTTACTGTCTCAAATTGGCTAAACGTGTTTATAGAACCATTGCCATTAATGATATTCGTTAATGTTAAAACTTTTTCTGAAACAATAACATTAGCGTGGTCTATACTGTATCCCCAACCACCACTCGTCAAAGCATTAATATAAATGAACGATACTTTACCTGTCTCATTTGAAACTTCTGTAACGCGTGCTTTTCCTTGTTTACCGTTAGAAGACGATACACTAAAAATATCTCCAACAGCAAATTCAGCACCGCCATCAAGCACCGTTAGAGATGTCATTGATCCAATAACAGTTGGGGCATTTTCAAACGTTGTGTCTGCTGTTGATGTTATTAGTTCGCCAGTTTGAAATTTACCACGTAGATTACTTAAATAGGCTACTTGCTGATACTTACCAGCAATACGACGAGTTACAAGACTTTCTAGAAAGGCTTTTGCTCCGCTTCGGGATCCAACTATTTCTTTGCCTACAAACGCTTGAGTGCGTTCACTAACAGTCAGCTCAAGGTAAATTGGTTTGACCCATGTACCATCAGAACTCTTAAAAATATCCTCACCAGGAAAAGTAACTGTTGCTTCTTCGTTGAACAGACCTTGAATTAAAAGCTGAACACCGCGCTCTGTGCCTTTTGATTTGTAAATATCAGAAGCATGCTTGATTAAAAACTGAGAGTTTGCTTCTGAACTTAGAGGAACTCCCGCAAGATATTTGTTTGTAAAATACTTTACAAAATCAGGCGAGGTTGCATCAATATTTCTATAGTCTAGTAAGTTTCTGGAAGCGTTTAAAGCTTCTCCCTCAGACTCCATCCACCTGTAATATTCTTTAACAAAACTAACAAAGCGAGGACCTTCATCCCTATAAAAATCAGGGAAGTGGGCTTCAACTAAAGGGAAAACTAATTCTTCTATTTGTTTCATTCTTTGACACCAACAGCTGTAACAACCACATCCAGCGGGTCAATAGCCAGTATTGTATTTGTTTTACTTTGTATGTTTTTTGAACTTGTCTTAAAACGAAGCTCAATATAATTACCCTCATAAGCACTTATATTGAAAGAATCACTTACTGTTAATTGACCTGTTTCGTAGTTTATACTGCCAACAGATTTCAGTACACGTATGGTCAGAGCCTCTTGTAGTGCAATGTAAACGCTTCCTAGAGAATCATCAATCAGAACACACCTTGAGCCATCATAAGTGAACGATGAGCTCGTGAGAGTGTGTCCAAAATGGGTTTCTGATGTGGTTAACTTTTTACCTGTCTCTGTTTGCAATTTGTTACTAACAGTTGTTGTGAAAGGATATCCCTCATTTAACCTAGGCGTAATACGTTTAATAAGTGTCAATTCCGTGTCATTGCTTACTACGCTTGCGTCTGAGGCATCAATTGCTTTGACGAGGTTACTGTAATGTAAAGTCTTTTTGAAATCAGATAAGTTTTGTTGGTTGAAACCACTGATGGCTGCTTTAGCGCTTGTTTCTATATCACTTGATGTTTTGTTCGTAATATTTGTGTTGAAATAAACAGTTGTTTGTACATCAACATAGAGGAATTCAGGATCGACAAACACCACTTGCATACTCAATGGTGTTTTATCTTTAATGTAGTTATGGTAAGCCTGTTTACGTAACTCCGGAGCTCCATCAGCTTCAGCTACATCAACACAAACAAACACTTTACCATATTGAGGAGGCGTAGCTTCCTCACCACCATACACACTTATTGCTTGAATATCCGAAAACTGTGCTTTTAATAACGTCTCATAATCTGAAGCGGTAACCGCTCTGTTTTGTGATTGAAATGAACGAGGTGCGTTATATCTAATAGATTCTGTAGTCTCAGCTACAGAACCTCCACTAGCAGAAGTAACTGTTGTCACCGACACATTAGAGTGTCCATCTATTGGACCATCTTCTTGAAACACTCTTGCTCCGTTTGGTAGTTCACCTGAGCATGCACGATATTTCACAACAACAGTAGACCCGTCTTTCGGACGTCTGCCGAAAACATTATCACCAAAAATTATTTCATATTGTTGATTTTGTGCTGCTTGTAAAAAGAATACTCGTGATGATTCTGTAATATTATACAGTTGCGAAGCAAATGTGTATGTTAAAGTAGTCTGACCACCATCCTCGTACACAGTGACATCAAGAGAAGAAGTATCAATAGTTGGATTTGATAATACAAATCGCTGTGAGGTGTTTGAATAATTTAAAACAAAAGCTTCTGTTTTTATTGCGCCTTCATAAACATCCATTGTCTGTACAAAACTTGCTCCGTTTGCGGAAAGTACGTACGATTCGTTTGTGACGAAGGTATAATTATTTGAACCCACTCGTGAGCTAAAAGATGTATACTTTGGAACATACACCGAAGCAGCACCTGAAGATGGCGTAACATTTATTGTTATTGTTGCTTTAGCCGAGTTAAACGAGCGTGGTGTATAGTTTAATTCTTTCGCATGAGAAACAACGCTGTCCCGGAGCTGGGCCGTGTCCAAAAACATCTCACTTGCTACCATATTAGTGTAGAAAGCATTTAAATATGCATTGTATGCGAGGACGTCTAACAACACATTCATATTAGACCCTTCATAATTCAGGTCTTTGAACTGTGTGTTATTTTTTAAGAATGTTTTTAGATTGTTTTTTAGACTTGCAAAATCTAAACCAACCAAGTCTATGTTTGTGTTGGCCATTATCGGATCCTATTTAAAACTAGCTCAAGAACAACGGGCTCGGAATTATTTATTACACGGAAAACTATAGTTACATATGCCTGATGCTCATCGACCTCAAGGTTTGTTATAACATCTAAAACGTTTGCTCGGGGTTCGTAGTTCTCAATGGTTTTTTTAACGTAGTCAGATACTATTTGCTCTGTCGCCGGTCCAGCATTCTCAAACAACAAAGCTCTTATGTCGCTTCCTAACGAATTATTAAAGAGGCGGTCTCCTCTATTTGTTAACAAAAGATTACGGATAGAACTCTTCACAGCATCCTCGTTTACAAGACGAGCTATGTCTCGTGTTGTTTCATAAGAAACAAAATCAGTAAAAAAGTCAGAATATAATTCTTGTTTTAACCTTATAGGGGTAAATGCTTGTTTTTGAGTAACTAACGCCATTACTTTTCCTTACTGTTAACCTGAAGGACCGCCTGTTGAACTGGGTCCACCCTGTACGCCTGTGTGGGTGTGAGTAGACAGTCCCACTCCTGCCCCAGTTATTGTTCCTGATGCTGTTATGCTTGATGGTGTTGTTATACTACCTGACACTTTCAGTTGTCCGTTAATTTGCACTATTGGTGTTGTTATAGTTACCGATTGTGGCGAAGTTACAGATATAGAACCACGTGCTTCAATATTAATATTGCCTTGTACAAAAAGCGTTTTATCTTTCACTACTATTTCGAAATCATCTCCAACGATTTTGCTTACTTTCCTACCATCTACGTTAATCTCTTCATACGTTCCAGAGCGATGATAGTTATGAATACGCTGTGCGTTGGGTGTATCATCTACCTCAAACACATGCCCAGATTCTGTTCTTACAACCTTATTGTAAGGAAATTTGGCTGCAAATGCTGAAGGTGGCTCTGGTCCAGTCTGTTCTTTATTTATTAACGGCTGATCAGATGCAAGTTGTGGAATATCTCCGATCCCTGGAATTGATCCAAATATAACAGGTATATTTGCTTCACGGCCGTCTAAGAAAAACCCTAAAACAGTTGACCCCACTGCTAATCCTGTTGCAGATATACCAACTTGCTTTAGGCTTGCACTAATAGGCGGTAAAATGACAGTCGCCCAGGGCAAATTCTCTGTTGGAGCATTTGCTTTGTTTTCATCATGGAGATTGTAAACCCTAACACGAACTCTGCCTCTTTTTTCAGGATCGTCACGGTCTTCAACTATACCAATAAACCACTTGAAACCCTCTTCACCTATAATTTTTGTTGTCATCTTATGATCCTAGCTGCACGCAATCAAAAACAATCCGATGTTTTGATGCATTTTGAAACGTAATCATATGTCTGAGTCTTACAATTAAGTAATCACCAGTACGAACTTTATCTAACTTCTTTTGAGCTGATAAACCATCAATTTCAGGCATGTTCAATCGGACCACGTGGCCTACAGCTAATCCACTGTCTCCTGGCACCATAACACGTGTTACATCGTCATTTAACAACAATGAGAAAGAGTTTTTACCTGCTAGATTTTCCAAGACAAAAATAGGGGGACGTGATGTATCTTTCACACCAAAAAGAATTTGTGGTACGTTTTGTGCAAACTCATTCATCCATTCGCCTGAGTTTGGCCTGGCTTTCTTTTTATCAGGGGCAAACGAGGAAAACATTTCCTCTAAATTAAAATCTATTGTCTCAATATTTTTTGTTGCAAGATCAAACATTTGGGTTTTCATTCGGTAAGCACCCTGTTGAAGCTTACGATAAGATTCGCCGTTATAAACTAGCTGATAATCTAAAATAGCTCGAAATGACTCCACCTCTTTTTGAGGAGATCCCATTGGATTCTGTTTGAAAGTAAAATCGCGTCCGGTTGACTCAACTTCTTTGAGGCCCCTCTCGAATAACCCTTTTATAGTTGTGAAATTGAACCCATATTGATTTTCAAAAAAGACATAAGGAGACATTTTATGTTCCGCGCCAACAGCTCGTTGTCTCAAAAAATCTATTGCTGCAAGGGGCTTTAGTTTTGGAAAGTTTAAAAGTTCGTTGCCAACAGTTGGCTCTTGATAAAATTTCTTTTTTGTAGAGAGAGAATTAACCAATATTCTTTGAACCATGTCGCTTATCAAACCGCTCATGTGAGAACGTATAGTTGAAGTGTTATTCAAATGCTCTTCACTTACACAATGTAACGTGTATGTGATACCTTTGCTGTTTCTGAAAGGTTCGACATTTGTTACTTGAAAACATCTAAAAATAAATGTTGAAGGCTCTGTAATACCAGGTGTCTCGATTGTCAACTCTACCTTCTCTTCACCTATTATAGGTAACTTTGTTAAAAGATCGAGAGCATCAACAACTTCAATGGTAGCATACAGGGTTGGTTTCGTAACGTCTTCGTAAATATCAATAGTCAGTAACTGACTCATATCAAATATACCACCATCCCCTTTATGGGTTTGAATGGAGAGGTTTATTACCTTTACATCATTAGTCTTATAACTATATTGTGTCATGACGTCATCAAATCCTTCATATCCTTTTCAATTTGATTGACGTATGCACTGCTCAAAAGAACAATATGTCTCTTTGCCTCATTCAATTCAAACTCAACATCGTATTGACTCACTGATGTCCAATATGTTTGCTCTTCGGGACTTATAGGCGTTGCTATAGTACTAACACTAGTTATAGTAGCGTTAGCAGCTGCATCAGTCGTCATATGATAAACAGCCGTGTTTGCTTGCCAGGTTCCGGATACATGCTTTATAACAAGGTTGGTACTATTGGCAAAAGAAATACTACCTGTTACAGATGATGACTGTTTAATCATATCATTTTCTGTGAAAGTGCCAAACGTTCCTGTCAGCGACACAATCTTATTGGTTTCAACAGCGTCAGAAAGTTCTTTACGCTCATAGTTGATAACACGGTTATTGTAACTAAGGATAGGAGCCCAGTATTGTTTTTGTACTGTTCCCAAAGCGTCATACGCTGAGGTTGAAATAACTCGGTCGTCTGTTTCGTGATTCACACGATAGTACGCAATCTGCTGTTGTGCATTTGCAATGCTACCGTATTTGGCAGTGATAAAACTCTCAAAAATATCCTGTGATTTTGGCCACTGATGCAACGGATCGGTAATATTATTGCTAAGATATATAATCCAATCGTACGTGGAATCGTTGTAATACTGTTCAGCTATTTGATCTGCTCGTTGACCGTCTTGTACTTGATATGGCAAAAATAAAGCAAGATTTTTTGCAACACTTTCCTCAAATCTGATGCGTGCAATAATATTTGTAGCAACTGTGTTACTATGAAAGAGCGTAGGGAAGTATTTAAAAAAACCTGACATCACGGAGCTCCATTGAACGTACTATTACCTGGTGGTAGATTTGCATCTGCAACTGCACCAGCTCTCTGATTAACATTAGCTTGCTCATCAGCTTTTTTCTTTGCTTCTACTGCCTTCTTTACATTCTCAGCACTAAACGCTTTGTCCTCTTTATCTTCCTCGCCTTCATCTCTTCTCGTGTAAGGTTCAATTTCTTTAAACGACATAGACACGTCAACAATTACAGGATCACCTGTCTTGAAGAAAGCAGGACCGTTGGGGGAATAGTTGACAGCCATGCCGGTCATAACACACTTTTTAAATTTGTATGGAACTTCTTTATTAGGACCAAAAGAGATTTCACAAGTATCAGGAAAGCTAAAAGCAGTGTCTGCACTTCCTTTAATAAAACTAGGCAACATGGCTTTTTTCAATTGCTTAATTATTTTCTTAACTGTTTCGAGCTCAGCCCTCGAATTGGGAGCAAACCTGTATTGAAAGGAATGAGTTCTTAGCTCCACGTTATTAAAAATCACTGCTTGATATGGATTTGGTGTAAGACCTGATGCAATTCTTGCTACATCTTTAGCAACAGATTTTTGACCCAGAGCAGCTGCACCTGCTGCTGTGATAGCACCTACAGCAACACCCGCCATTGTAACGTCATCTGCTCCTCCCCTAACGCCACCTCCCGGTGCACCTTGTAATTCTCGAGTCCTTCTTATAAGTTGATCAGCCCCTGCACCTGCAAGTCCCAACTCAGCTGTATCATACCCTACTGTAAACACTTCGTTTAAATTACTTGGCATCGGTAAAACAATAGTCGCTGTGTATTGTTCTTTGGGTTTGTCTGTAGCGAGTATACGTTGATATGTTGCAAACTTGAACATAGTGAAATATTTTAAGTCTGTTGGATAAGTTAATGCGCTGGCAGGAACAGTAGGCTTTAAACTGGGAGGGGGTCCAGGATCTGCCTTTTCTGGGGCTATTCTTGGCAACCCATTAGTTGGGAATTGGGTTTGTATTTGGGCGGCGGGACTTTTTTCAAATAACCCACTTGCTGCTTTTGATAGTCCTGCTACACCTTTGTTAGCTACATCCTTCAATCCGTTCAGACTGACTTTATTTGCCAACGACGCCAGGCCACCTTGAAGGTTGCTAAATTGTGCTTGTGCACCTGCTGTAATATCCGAAATTAAACCTGAACCTGGGAAAGACATATAAATATTCCTATGAGTTACAAAGGATTTTTTAAACCTTCCAACCCTGCTAAGTATCGAGGCGATCCTTCTAACATCGTATATCGTAGTAGTTGGGAGTTAAAATTTATGAAGTATTTAGACGCTCACAAAGACGTCTTAGAATGGTCTAGCGAGGAATTCGCTATTCCTTACCGTTCTCCTTTGGATAATCAAATACATAGATACTTCCCTGACTTCAAGCTAAAAAAAAGGAATCCTGAGGGTGTGATGGAAACTCTTGTGGTGGAAATAAAACCGGAAAAGGAAACTAAGCCGCCTAAACCTCAAACCATGAAGACAAAACAGTATCTTCGTGAAGTGTATACGTGGGGTATCAACAGCGCTAAATGGAAAGCAGCTAGGACATTCTGTGAAGATAGAAAATGGAAATTTATTATAATGACGGAACACGAACTAGGGATTAAATCACTCTGATGGCTACACAACCTTTTACCGAAGCTCTGCAAAACGTACCTAACCCTACACAGGTGCAAAACAACTCACGTACGTGGCTACGAGAGCAGATGCAGAACTTCAGCTCGACAACAGACCCTCGTAGGTTATTAAGAGCGGCACCAGAGCAAAAAGAAAGTAGACTTGTTTCAAAGTTGACTGTGGGCCGTATGTATTTGTTTTACTACGATCCAAAAATGAAAGAGGAATTACCATATTATGATAGGTTTCCTCTTATCTTCCCTTTTCAAAAGGTCGATGACGGTTTTTATGGTATAAACATGCACTACCTGCCGCACGTCCTGCGTGCACGTTTAATGGACAGCTTGTATTCATTAGCCAACAATGCAAACAACGATGATAGCACGAAACTAAAGCTATCTTACCAAATACTCAACTCTTCGAGCCGATTCAAGTACTTTAAACCTTGTGTCAAGCACTATCTAAATAACCACGTAAGAAGTAGGTTTCTCTGGGTACCAGCAGAAGAATGGAAGACAGCATTGTTTTTACCATTAGAGAGATTTGCAAAAGCAAATAAAAATAAAGTGTGGCAAGACAGTAGGAGATCGGTAAAATAAATGGGATTACTTAACACAGGTATGAATGCTCTTGGCACCTTTTCAGTGCTTAAGGGCCTTCTCGGTAAAAAAAAGCAAGGACCTTCCGGACGTTTTAACACGTTTATGTCCGAACTTCGTGCCGGCGGAGTAGCAAGGTCTAACTATTTTGATGTTGTGTTTGGCGTACCCTTAGTTTTTTACGATGATGAGCCCAATCTTGTCCCTTCAGCACAAAAACTCTCCCTTTTTGCTGACAGCGTATCAATGCCAGGTTTGAATATTCAAACAGACTCGATAAAACGGTACGGAATTGGTCCTACGGAAAATGTTCCGTATTCAACACAATTTAACGACATTACAATCAACTTCATTGGTGATGGTAGAGGAGAGGTCTACAAATTTTTTTACAATTGGATGCACGGAATTGTCAGCGCTGATAAATTTATTCCCGCGGGAAAGCTCTCTCCTGGAGGGCTTGCACCGTATGAGGTAGAGTTTAAGAACAGATATGAGACAATCATATCAATCACTACATATAACGAACAAAACGATACTGTGCTTGAATATAAACTATACGGTGCTTTTCCAAAAACAGTTCCGGATATCCAGCTTTCTTGGAAAGACGCTGATGGATACATGCAGTTTGGAATAACCTTTTGTTATATGTACGCCGAGCTTACAAATGCTTCAAAACAATTTCAAGCTGGACCAAACGGCGTTAAAGGACTATCCCTTTTACAAAAGGCTCTCAAACTTGGTACTGCTTTGCAGACTCTCAAATCATTGAAGAGACCACGAAGCATCCAAGACGCACTTGCCTCTTCCACATCAATCAAAAATATTGCCTCTGGCTCTGGTTTATTTTAATTTTAGGAGTTTATTATGAGATTGCCAGTGATACAACATCCTGTGTTTAGTCTTACGTTACCATCAACACAACGAACAGTACACTTTCGTCCTTTCCTCGTTAAAGAAGAAAAGATTCTTCTTGTAGCGCAGTCTAGTGGAGATCAGACTGACGTACTTCGTGCTGTAAAACAAGTGATTACTAATTGTATCACTGACGAAAACGTTAACGTTGACGACTTCACCACATATGATCTCGAGTACTTCTTTATTAAACTAAGATCAAAATCAATCCAAAACATTATTAAACTCGTATACCGTGACAATGAGGATGATCAGCTATACGATGTTCATGTTGATCTTGAGGAAGTTGAGGTAAAAAGGGGATCAGAGGTTTCTGATACTTTTGAAATCAATGAGGGATGTAAGATAAAACTACGCCATCCTCGTCTCGAGATCATTAATCAAGCCGACAGTCTTGAAGAAGGTGTAGACTTCAATTTCTTTATAATTCAATCGTGTATCGATAAGGTTATCGTAAACGATATTGCACATGACCCAGGCCAATACAGTAAAGAGGAGCTTGCAGAGTTTGTAGAAAACTTACCTGTTCCTGCATACCAACATATTCAACAATATATTGATTCAATGCCAAAGATCGAACACGAGATTAAATATACAAACTCAACAGGACGAGAAGTTAAAATTGTTTTACGGACATTAACCGATTTTTTCACGTTGGGCTGAGCCATAACACCTTAGCAAACTATTATCAGTTCTTGTTTGCTATGGCTCAGCATCATAAATATTCGCTATCTGAGCTTGAAAATTTGTATCCTTATGAACGTGATCTTTATGGTGATATGCTCAAAGATTATCTCCAAAATGAACAACAAAGGCTTCAGCAGCGACAATAATGGCAACCTCTTCATCAGATTTAGTAAGCGAATTAAAAAAAGCGGCTCAACAAAAATTAACAACCTCGTTTCTTGGAACGGGTATTGTTGGCCGCACTATCGCAAAGAGAATTGCTGACAAAAACAAAGACAGGGACAACCCTGTCAGCAAAGCTATGTCTGAACAAAACGCTGTTCAGAATCAAGTCAATTCAACCGCTGTAAGAATAGAGCCAATTGTACGTAGTATTGCTCGCACGATCAATATGCTTGCTAGAGTGTGGGCAAAGCATGTTTATGCTAAACAAGAAGCATTGCGTCTACAACGAGAAAGATTGACGAAAGCGAGAGCTTTAGCTGAGGAAGAGGAAAATGAACGTAAACAAGCTGAGCAACAAGCCGTAACAAAAGAATCTATTTCCGGAACCCGAACCGAAGAAGGCAAGGGAATACTGGGATCTATTTTAGGATACACCAAGTCAACAAGAAGCCTTATGTTCAAGGCTTTCAAAGAACTTGGTGCTCTTTTACTCAAAGTGGGAATAGGCGGGGCCGCAGCAGCGTATGCGATGAGCGTTGCTAATGCACAGGACGAAGGCAATCAACCTCCACCATCAGCAGAAACGCAACCATCATCAGCTCCTGGAGCTCAATTACAAAGTGCAGCTCCTGTAACAGGACAAGTACCACAAGAGTCAACACCACCTACACCATCAACTAATTTAGCCGTCGGTACCACACCAACCGCGTCGACATTGACTCCTGCACTTACTCCTGATATAAAACCAGGAGTTGTAGGTGGTTCAATGCCTGACAATCCTGCTAAGTATCTTAAACCAAACCCTCCTCTTGACGCAAGTGGAAAACCAATTCCATTTACTCCAGGACCACAATCGTATCCTTCAGTAAATATTCAACAGGGTGTTCCTTATACTCCAACACCTCCTGTAGTACCCGGGCATCACCTATGGCCACCTAAACCTTCAACACCAGGTGCGCCTTCAGCATCTGTTGTTAGTCAGCCACAGCTGTCATCAAATGCTGATAACACACGAGGTACGACAGAAACTACAACTAACGAACCAAACCCAACAGACATGAGACTGGCTAGAGGAACACAGACTCCTCCGATGATGAGTGCAATGCCAGGTACTACGCCGCCTTCAACCACAATGGCAGCTGCACCTCAGCCAGAACAAGGTATGCAAGCAGCGGGACAATCAAGCATGCCACCAAGTATACAACAGTTTGTCTCGCAAGTACAGCAGAGTACAAGAAGTACAACAAGCCCACCTAATACAGCTGATAATATGGGCCGTCCTGGTGCTTCTCTTGCGGGAATTCCGACTTCTACATCCGGAAACGATGTAACAGGTGGACTGTCTGGTGTTCCTCAAGGCTCTCCTAGCACAATTGGCGGTCTAAGCGGCATCATTGGATCATCAGCTAGTTCTGGTAACCAATTGTCTTCACTTTCTACCTTAATTGATTCCCTTGTTGAAAAAGGTATACAAAGCATTGCTCCAATTTTTAATTCTTCTCCAACAACAAATGCAGATTTGATGGGTGAAGGAACGTCGCCTTTGTTACCTTCTCCTGTAGCCAACCGAGGATCCTTAGATATTGGCACAACTTTCGATGCACATGCGTGAGGGTTAAATGGCAAGTATTCCTTCACTAGTATTACGCGAATATCTTGAAAGTAACATGGGCCTCTTCGGTGAGGCTATGAAAAATGCTCGCATACGCCGCGAGCAGCGACAAGAGATACAAAAGCAAGTCGATATTATAGAAGAAAAAACACAAGAGATAAAAGCTGTTCGTTCTTCACTCGCGGTAACTTATAAGAACTTTCAGCAAATTGATCGCGATCTGAAGATTTTAGCTAGAGCTATGGCCGCCCACATCGGGCTTGAAGACGAAGACTTTAATTTACAAAAGTCGTATGACTCTCCTCGTGGTAAAAAGAAATCATTGATCCCTCAAGGTCTTGAACAACAGATTAAAGAAGATGAGGATAATTTAAGCGGTCTTCTCCGCTTTTTCAGGCTTCCTGGTCGTACACCTCCAAGACGTAGGCCACCAACAAGAAAGCCGCCGAGAGGAGTAGCAAGACCACCAAGAGTACCACCAAGAGTACCACCAAGAGTACCACCAAGAGTACCACCAAGAGTACCTCCCGGTCAAAGACCTCCCCTTGGAACGGGTAAACCTCCAGTAAGAGTTCCTCCAATTGTAGGTGGTGTTCCGAGCGAAGATGAAATAAAAAGAGCTCGGGCTGCTACTGCTGCGCTTGATGCCGAGCAAAAAAGAATTACCGATCTACAAGAAAGAGTTAGAACTCAACAAGCTGCATTACAACAAGAACGAGCAAGATTTGCTGTTGAAACGGAAGAATTTAAAAAGCAAACCGTACAACTAGAACAACAACGTGCAACTCTACAAAAACAAATTGCTGAGCTTGAAACAAAACGAGCGGGTGCCGCTATGGCTCTTGAAAGAGTCGCTGCTGATGCGGAGCGTAGCCGTACAAACGTAGCACGATTACAGGCTGAAATATCAAACGTCGAACAAGAAAGATTAAAGCTCGAACAACGAAGAACACAAGCTCTCGTGGATGCACGTAACGCGTCTCTTGATGCTGCAAAAGCAAGATATGCAGAGATACGTGCTAATTGGGAAAGTTACAACAAGACCGCTGACGAGCTTGGTCGACCAAGACGAAGCGTTGACAGTTTGATTGCTCAACAAGAGCTGGTTAAACCGAATCTCGAAGCTTCTGATCGTCGTGTAAATGCTGAGTTTGATAGAAAAGTAGCAGAATTTGACTCAAAAATTAATAGCACTAATGCAGCAATTGCAGCAGAACGACAAGCCCTGGCACAACATGCTCGCGTATATGAGCATATTAATAACAACTTAACACGTGCAGAGGTGCAACAAAACGCGGTTCGTAATCAAGTGGCAGAGACTGTACAACGTCAGGCCGCAGCAAGCGAAGCTATAAGAACTGCTCCTGATAGAGAAATGTCGTTGATGGCAAGAGAAAGGGCTCTAGCAGACAGTGCGAGGTATGCCGAAGAACTAGCAAGAAGACCACCAGCTATTCTTCCTACACCACCAGCCGCTGTACCACCAGCCGCTGTACCACCAGCAGCAGCTGCTCCTCCTGTTAAACCGCCACCTCCAACAAGAGTTGTCCATGTACCTCTCAATGGTCAAGCGTTAGCCGCTGCACAAGCCTTTGCAAAGAACGCTATTGTACAAAAACTTGGTGCAGCAATTTACAAAAAGCTGCCTGTGATTGGTATAGGTATTGTAGCTGGCATTGCTGTTTGGCAATTAGCACAAGGTAAAGTTACACAAGCTGCAATATCAGTAGCAGAAGGTTTTGATCCTACTTTTGTTGGTGTCACTGCGGCTACATTAAAGTATCAAGTAAAACTTGAAACATACTTCAACTCACATAAAATTGATTATCACGTTGAGAAAATAATAAATCCAGAACTGGCTGAACAACGTTGGGACGAAGTTACCAAAATTGTCGATGCGCAGTGGGCAAAGGTTCAAGAGGAACTGGCCAACACTTGGAAGACATTCAAAGAAGGCCTTAAAGAACAATGGCGTCGTGACCTTGATAAAGGGTTACTGAACGTTCTTCGCGAAAGTATCACATCACAGCCAACAGAAGGTAGAGAGGTAGATAGGTTAGGGCGACGTCGTGGCAGAGGTCGTAATGTTACGCCTTATGTGGCAGGCGATGGTCAACCTGCTCCTCCTACACCTGTTGACATCCCCACTATAACGGGTCGAGCAATATCTGTTGCAGGTGCGATCAGAGAGGCTTCAAAACTAATAGGTGTTGATGAAGCATTAATGCTTGCCATGGCAAGGCAAGAAAGTGGATTCGTTGCTGATATAGTCAACCCCGATTCAAAAGCAACAGGTCTATTTCAGTTTTTAGATAGCACATGGCGTGAAATAACGTCGAAGAATCCACAATATGCAGAAATCTTTGCAAGAGGTCCTAAAGATCCTTTTGCAAACTCCATCGCTGGTGCCATTTTTCTTAAAAACAATATTCAAGCTTTAAAGTCAAATGGGCTTGAGGTTAATCATCGTAACCTCTACGCTGCCCATTTCTTTGGTGCTACTGGAGCAGCAGCGCTGCTTAGAGCTAATCCAAACAAAATAGCAGCCGACGTAATCAAACCACTGATACCAAAAGGTCCTGAACAAAACTTAAACACTTTTTATATTGGTGGAGATAAATCAAAACCAAGAACTGTTGGTCAATTACTAGAACTTCTACAGATTAAAGTTGGTAATTACGTTCCTGAGTACTCACGTGAATTGCAGCAAGGTGGTTCGGGTGAGGAAATTGTTGGTAGAACGCTAGCTTTAAGAGCAGCAAAACAACAGGGGCAGCAAAGACCTGCCCCTGTTGTACAACCATCACACACTACCACATACGTTCCTGTTCAAAATGGCCCTGGAGCCAGTCGTTCAGAGAACATTCCTATGGTAGGAAGGTAAGTTGTTTACTCTCCATCAGCAAGACGCTGGAACATTGCCATGTCCTCGTCTTCTTGGTCATCCCAAGGAAGATCGGCTTTAGGAATAGGCTTCGCAGCTTTAGCAGGAGCCGCCTTTGGAGCAGCACTACGCATTTCCGGAGCCTCTTCCCACATATCCTGCTTTGATGCTGGCCGCTCTGAAGCACCAACTCCAAGTGCAAGCACCTTATTGAGGCGACTCTTCACCTCATCATAGGTCTTAAAGTTACTACGCTCAAGGAAAGCAGCCAGCGGATACTCCTTTTTCCACACTGCCTCAAGTTCATCATCATCCTCCAACAGAGCAGAAGGACTATCAAACTCAGATTTATCGTAGTTTGAGTAACCATCAACCTTACGAATCTTCAGTTTGAAGTTAGCACCACTCCAGAGATCAAATGGGTTGAGAGGAGTCTCATCCTCGAACTCAGGATTCATAGCAGCGTTTAGCTTATCAAAGATTTTCTTGCCATACTTGAACAAGAACACCTTACCTTCGTTGTCAGGATTAGAAGGATCTTTCACAACATATACATTGCTAATGAAAGACAGCTTACGCTTACGCTTACGAACCGTATCTTGGTTCTCTTTGATGTTGGTATTCCACAACTCACTATTGTGTTCGCAGACGGGGCACTTCTCATTAACAGAAGTCAAGCACCCATCAATCAACCAACCACCAGGACCCTGGAAGGCGTGATCAAACAAACGGACAAAAGGAACGTCTTCACCACCAGGAGCTGGAAGAAAACGAATAACAGCATAACCGTTACCAGCTTTATCCACTTCTGGACGCCAAAAGCGATCGTCGTCTTGAGGTTTGTTAGAGGGAGCTGCTAGCTTTTCTACGGCGCTGTGAATGTTTGCAAGAGAAGAGGCGCCACTAGCTTTTTTGAGCGATTTGAAATCGATTGTCATACGTATATCCTTGTATAAAATGTGTTGAATGTATAAGTCGTATCCACAGTATCATAACGATACAGGTATTTATCTTACAGCTTTATGTTGAACTTGTCAACAAGAACTTTTTTAAAGGTCTCTTTTTCATAATGCATGAAGGGATGATACTTCTTGCATTTTTGCCTTACATCAGGCCATATTACCTGGTCGGTAATCTCTTTATTCCACATCGGTGTAAAGCGAAGAATGTCATTAAGTATAATGAAAGTCTCGATGTGAATTTCTTTTCTTAGTAACATCTTCAGCGCTTGGGGGTGTTGCCCATCGACAACAATAAAATTATCAATAATAGAATCGCCAAATTTGTCAAGATCGTTTGTAAACACATATGTAAGTGATTCCTTTACACGAAGCCATTCCTTGTAAAGCTTTTCGGATTCCTCATTACGAAGAAGGTCTCCTACCCATACATCTTGCTTGCCATACACAAATAAAGCAACAAGGAAATTAGTCAGGTCCTTATGTTTTGAGAGTTTGTGAAAAAAATACTTGTCGTTGCGAGAGTCAAATTTGTCTCTACGTGCTTTGACAGCGCCGTTGTATTTAAAAAAGTCATAACTCTTTGTCGTGAAATGACTCTTTAACGCAAGATAGTGCTTGTAAGCTTCAAATGCGTCCATTCTCAATGTAAACATTATAAAGGTAGTTTGTCCGTTTTTGGAAAGTAGTTGAGAGCTTCTGCTTCGTCTTGTATACGTGCTTTCATTTTTGCACTGGAGCGAATCAAACTGCCTGCTGTCTCGATCTCCATGCCTGTTTGTTCACAATACAAAAGCACAGCTTCCATAAAATCAATTCTTTTTTCAAATGCCAACTGCTCAATCTCACGCTGAAAGTCTTTTAACGATTTAACTGGATTGAATTCTGTCATTATTTCCTGTGTAGCGTTCGAAAGTGGGTTTAGCTCCTTCTTTGTATGGAGCATAAAAAACTCGCTGGCGAGTGTTTCTGTAGTAAACTTCATAATCTAATTCCCTAAAGTCATGGAGATGTTTCAAATCATTTTCACTTAAATTTCTGTACACATAAACACGGTCAGATTTTTGGTTAAAAAGACTGAGTGTACGTTTTTCTTCGCTGTTGTATGCAACAGCCATTCCTTCAACCTTATCGCCAAGAAATTTTCTCAGAAAAGGAGCAATGACGACGGCAGCGATGGGTTCTATTTTCTTTGTATGCTTGATGTAGCGTGTACCAATAGCCCAGCCATTATATAGGGTCAGTCCAAACGAAGCTACAACAGCATCATCGCGCTCGACAATGAAGAATCCTAAATCAAACCGTTGTGCTCTGATTGTGCGTGTAAGAGCTTCTTCTGTGTAGTTTTTCTTTAGCCGCTCCCCTTCGTAGCTACTCCACAAATTCCATATACGATTTACGTTCTCTTTATCAAAGGTGGTAAGGATTGTGAATTTGTAAGACTGTCCTAGAGCTTCAAAATACTCAACCTTGTTTTTGGAAATATCGTTGGTCATAATATCTGTCTAAATCCTCAGGGAGAAGGTTCAAGTTTTGATAGATCAGTTGATGTCCAAGATTATCATACTGTTCTAATCCCGTCCAAGGTGCGCCTACTGCGACTGTATACTTCTCTTCGCTTGTAAAATTATGCATACCATGTGGCCAACTACCGTCCATTATGAATGGATCTTCAGTATCAAACAAACGGACGTGTCCGTATTTCAAAACGAAGTATAAACTGTCTGTTTTGCCTTGTAGCACAACGCGGAATTTGTGTTGTCTTGTACCAAATGCTTGTGGTGAACAGTCAATATGTTCATGATTACGTTGACCTGGTTGTGTCTTCAAAATGCTTATCCGCGTCTTCATCCCCATCCACGGAAAGACGTGTGTTTCAAACCATTCAACAAGAGTAGGAGAAGCAAAAGGCGTCCAAACATATTCTTCTTTTGTTCGAAAGTTAGACGCCCCCTGTTCCCCTGTCTTACCGCCCATTGTCATGAGTGGCATCATGTTTGTATGTCTGTAGGCATCATAAAACCATGCCTTCTCATTGACAGCCTTTACCTCTGCAAGTGCTTTTTGTTTGTCAAGAGCAGGAAATTTCAACGAAGCCGCAAGAATATTCATGCTGCCAGTACCTCTTTCAAACGATCAGCCGCATACGAAGCAGCAAATGCGTTTGGTTTTACCATAGGAACAATATTACACGTTCCTTTAATGTAACCAATAGCTTGCTGCACAACGCAGCTAGAACCGTACCGTTCATCGGGGTTAATGTCCAAATGTACCTCAACATGACGGTCCTCTAACACATCAATTAAGCTCTGAAATAACTCAGATACTTTGTACACTTCATTCATTAAACGGACTGCGGGTTTGTTCTTTTTTTGATCATAATCTGGCTCTCTTTGAACTTCACCGAATATTTTACAACCATGCCGACCATCCACGTGCACAACAACTGCAAGTGTATAATCTGCATACCAATTACGACCTTCTTTGAAGCGAACAGAATCTGCCCCAATGTAAATCTTTGTAGATGGTGATTGTTTTCTAATGAATTCTTTTACTTCTTCAATGTTCATTTTTTGCATAAAGCACCTCGCCGTGGAGCGGGTGAAGGGAATCGAACCCTCGTCGTAAGCTTGGAAGGCTTCTGCTCTACCATTGAGCTACACCCGCTTATTAATTATAACCCAAAATAATATTATCCCCAATATCAGTATCCTCATCAACAAAACAATCTTCTGTTGAAAGTATATCACAGTATTCGTTTTTTCCAATCCCCGTATTATCTTCAACTTCTTTTTTTTGTTTTATTGTTTTGGCAGCTGTAAAGCTTTGATTGAATTTCACATGATTCCTTTTTGTTTGCTTATTGAAGAAAAATAATCTTCAAAAGAAAGATTTTCTTGAAATCTCAGTGATGCTATTGTTCTTTCTTTTGGTCCTGTTGACGCACGATGAAAGGAATCAACTTTAACAAAGTGTGGACGCTCAAAACAAAGACGATCAACAATAAAAGGACCTTTAACCCATTCAGGATGTGTATGACCATATCCAGGGTCGGGACGTTTTATTTCAATAACTTCCCCCTCAGCCCACTCCATAAAACAATCAACACAACCTTCAATGGGTATATTATACGCTGTGCTTTTTCCAAAAACCCTCCCATCTTTCATACTATATAAATCTTTATGCCAGTTTTGTGTGAAAAAAGGAGGTCTTGTAAAAAGATGTAACGCAAACAATTGAGGAAGTTTGTAATATGACAGCTCATTATTAATTGTGGCACATACATCTGATGGTAAGTCTGAAGCAAATAATACGTTGGCTTGACGTTGTGGTGTTGGTGCAGCCTTTATTGATTCAAGCTTTTTTTTACAAAAAGCCTGCACAGCAGGAACAAATTCAAAATTAAACGAAAAATAATACATTTATTTTTGTAGTCTGGAAAGAACAAAATCAAACTTTTCTAACGATTTCAAAGCCAGTTGTTTTATTCTAGATTCAAAATTAAAATTGAAAGGAATACTATTTAACATTTGGAAGCATGAAGTATGTTAGGTTACTGTTATATATCTGGCCCGGCCGGAGGGAATCGAACCCCCATTCGCGCTTTAGAAGAACGCTGTCCTATCCATTGAACGACGGCCAGAAAATGGTGCCCGGAGCCGGGATCGAACCGGCACGCCGCTTTCGCTAAACGAGAGATTTTAAGTCTCTTGTGTCTACCTATTTCACCACCCGGGCTATACTGGTACCTCTGGCGAGATTCGAACTCACATCAGCCGCTTATCTGGCGCTACGGGGTATAAATCCGCTGTTTTACCATTAAACTACAGAGGTTTTGAAACATCAAACACTAATGTTATTCTATCTTCGTTATTTAAATTTTGTGTACCGTGCATTTTTTGCGTGTTAAAACAAAATAACGTTCCTGGTGTAATATCGCGACTACTATCCCCTACAAAATATCGATATCTTCCTTTTATACACAAATGATACCGCTCTATTGTATGAAAATATTTTCCAGGATCTTTATGTAACGGAACCTTTTGTAATGGTTGCAGTTTAAGAAAAAAAGATCTTTGCAGGTTTACTGTGTTTTGATGTAACCAATCTAATGTTGAGGGAAATAATCCTTGAGAAAGATCTTCAACTTCTGTACTATTAAAAAAATTATCCGCTGACCTATTGGTGGTGTCAACATCACCAGGCCCAAAAAGTCTTAAGGTTTCTGTTTTTCGAAAAGCGTACAACAAATCCCCATAGTGTCTCCACAAATGAGAAGCTCGAGGGTGGACTACTTCATTTAAAATACATGATACATCGATGTTGGTTTTTTTTATTTCTATTTCAAAAGAGGGGTCCATGTGTCTATAACTTCCTTCTTTAATTTTTGGTTGCCAGTTGCATTACACGTGTCGCACGGGACGCCACCCTTTGTTCTATTATGAAACATTAGCTTTTTACGAATACTATTCATCTCTTCAGAAAGCCACAGCTTGTGAAAAGGTGTCGTGTTTACATTACCAAACTTTCCTGCTGCCCTTGCCCAATCATTACAACATAACAGTAAACTACCGTCCCAGTCAACGAAAGCTTTTGTATGGGGGAGAAAGCACGGCTTATTTAAAACGTCTTGAGGAATCCCATCTGTTTTAACCGTACCAGCTCTATTTGTAAAAATTTGTATTGGAAAAGTGTACTTGGCGGAAAGGTGAATTGGTATACGATCCACAAAAGGCGCGACTTTACGCTTCCATTGTTTGTATTGCTCTTCACTATCATACACATCTACAAAGATACTAGTTACTCCTGCATCGATGAAATCCTCAATGGTGTACCAATCATCATCAAGAATCTTATCTCCATTGGTATAAATTTGTATATCGCGGATTTTACCTTTTGCGACTTTTATATGCTCAAGAATATTTTTGTTGAGTGTTGGTTCTCCCATACCAGAAAAAACTATTCTACCTTTGTAGTTATTTTTGTACAAATCCTCTACAAGAGCAGTAATAGTATCCAGAGACATATGTAAGTTTTGATTAGGATAAATTTCTGGATCAACACGTGGACAAAACGCACAAGTTCTATTGCATAGCTCTGTTGGATTTACTTCAACCACGGTCAGACCAATAAGAGGATCTGTTGGTTCAAAGTGTTCGAGGGTACGTATTTTATGCATTTCTTTCATATGTTCACTCTTTTATGGCAGTGAGAGTGGGATTCGAACCCACGGTCCCGATTTCTCGAGACGACGGTTTAGCAAACCGTTGATTTAAGCCACTCATCCATCTCACTTTTTATTTGGTGGAAGCGGTGAGATTCGAACTCACGGACCCTTTCGGATCGTCTGTTTTCAAGACAGGTGCAATAAACCGGACTCTGCCACACTTCCATTTTTTTGGCATCCCGCGAGGGATTCGAACCCCCACCCACGGTTTTGGAGACCGTCATGCTGCCGTTAACACCAGCGAGATGTGTTGTATGTATGGTGCATCGTGAGAGGATTGAACTCCCGACCTTCGCCTTGTAAGGGCGCAGCTCTACCGCTGAGCTAACGATGCATATATATTTTCATTTATGAAACACGAATATTCTGAAGTTATTGATTTTCAATACGATCGCAATCTTCTTTACAAGACTGTAAAAGAGATAGTCGAAGAAAACAACCTTTTTAACAAGGCTGTTCCAATTTCTGCATTTAAAAATTTACAGAAGATTAAAATATTATCAGCTCTTAATCTTAAATTCAGAGATACCCTTTTTGACATATACATGAATAGTGTAACTGTTGCCTGTTTACAACCCAAACAAAGATCCGCTATACACGTTGATAGAGATGTTGACAACACATTTACAACGAAGGCATTGAATGTACCTGTTACAGAATGTAGCAATGTTGTAATGAACTGGTATAAGGTAAAACCAGGTGGTGTTATCAAAACTATTAGGTCTGCTCGTGGGTGGGAAATACCTGGTCTTTCTTTAGATCAGAGCGTAATAATACACTCACAAACAGCTAACAAACCTTTTTTGGTGAATCCTTCTACATTTCACGACATAATTAATAATGGAGACAAACCAGAATTAATTATTAGTATTCGAACAGGAAACGAAAATTGGAGCGGGTAGTGGGATTCGAACCCATCACTTCGAGTTTGGAAGACTAGCGTGCTAACCGTTAAACACTATACCCGCAGATGGTAGGGGCACCGAGAATCGAACTCGGGTTTGCTGGTTAAAAGCCAGCTACTTTACCACTAAGTTATGCCCCCGAAAATGGTACCGGATACTGGTAACGATCCAGTGTCGCACGATTATCAGTCGTGTGCTCTACCTTTGAGCTAATCCGGTATTGGCAGAGGGTATTGGAATCGAACCAATAATAACGGAATCAAAATCCGTGGTTATACCATTTAACTAACCCCCAACAAAACTATGGTACCGCCTTCTGGGATCGAACCAGATTCCACGGTTCTTCAGACCGTTGCTATGACCACATCAGCTAAAGCGGCTTATGATAATTGGGCAGGAGAACGGGAGTTGAACCCTGTCTTACTGTTTCACAGACAGTCGTGCGCACCGGTACACTATTCCCTGCACTGTATGGAACCACCTGAGAGAGTCGAACTCCCGCCTCTTCGTTCGTAGCGAAGTGTTCTGATCCATTGAACTAAGGTGGTGGATTGGTGCCCAAGGAGGGATTCGAACCCACACTGTATGGCTTCTAAGACCATTGCCTCTACCAATTGCGCTACTTGGGCTTGCTATATACTTTTATGCACAATCGCCAAACTTTTATACACACACAACGACTTGAGCAAGCAACCGCGAATATTAAAGATGACTTCTTTAGAATATACGGCGGTGTTGATAAGCTCAAAATTATAAAGTCACCCAAGCAAGACAAAGGAGTCTCCGCTGAGTGGGTTGGATCATTTGCATACTTTCAAAAACGTAATCCTCAATGGGACCCTCTTTGTCAGTTTCGCTCACGTTTTCTCAAACCTTTTGTTGAGTCTTTTCCTCAAAACCACCTATTTGGTATATGGTTCAGTGCTATATTACCAGGTGGAGTTATACAGTGGCACACTGACAAATATGACGAGGGGGAAGACTATATCAGAGTACACTTGCCTCTCATTGTACCACAAGGCGACATAGGTATCACTGTAGAAGAGACAACATATAAATGGGACGAAGGTAAAGTGTTTTGTTTTGATCCTTTTGTAATGCATACCGCATGGAATAAAACAAACAACCTTCGTCTAAACTTAAATTTTAATTTTTCCAAAAAAGCTTTTATTTGTTGAAAGCACTCCAGTCTGTTTAAGGATCCGGTGATCCCCTCTTATCTTTGCTATACGCTCAAAAGCCCTAGTGCCACCACAGCACATCGAGGGACTCGATAGAGGTCGGTATTACCTTTGGAGTCAGGCAGCTGGTTAGGCTTTTTGCTCACAGGCTTTCAACAAATAAAACATGGTGGGCCCCCCGTGAGTCGAACACGGCACCAACGGATTATGAGTCCGCTGCTCTAACCAACATGAGCTAGAGGCCCAATAGGATTTGCAAGTAGTGCCACCACGTTATTGGCACCATTCACCCGATTATACTAGTCCGGACGGGAGTCGGTAAGTCACTTGAAATACTCAACACAGTGTCCCTTATTTTTTGCTAGGGATTCGCGCCCCCCACTGCTTTACTCTATTTGGCTCTTCGAAGTAACCTTATAGAGTGTCTTTCTCCTGCTGACACTTGCAAAACTTGGCTGGCCTGGTAGGGATCGAACCCACGACATCTTGATTAACAGTCAAGCGCAACTACCAACTGTGCTACAGGCCAATATTCAACATTGGTGCCCCCACCATGAATCGAACAAGGAATTGATGCTTACAAGGCAACTGTTATACCATTTAACTATAGGGGCAAATCTTTTCTACTTATTTGGTCTCCGACACTGGACTCGAACCAGCACCTTCTGCACCCCAAATGCAGTGGACTACCTATTATCCCAATCGGAGGTATTGGTAGCAGGTCGGGGTAACGCTCCCCGCTCGGATGGGCTTATGAGACCCACCGGATCACTTGATCTACCTGCAATTGTTTTGGTGGACCGCTGGAGAATCGAACTCCAACCTCCGCCGTGCAAAGGCGGCGTGCTCCCATTATCACTAGCAGCCCTTTTGGCGGTTTCAAGGGGTAACGATCCCCTTCTTCATGCGTGACAGGCATGCGTGCGTCCATGAACACTTTGAAACCTTATAGAAGCACATTACTGTTAACCTTGCCTCAACTCTTGTGTTAAGGATCCAAAGGATAATGTGCTTTTATAAGGTGTAGGCTACGTTTCCACATCGCCCCTACTTGAGTTGACACCCTGTCGTCACCTTTGCTTCTTCGGCTGTGTGAATCATCCTAGCAGTTCCTAAGTTGTTTAGACTTGCTAACGGTGTACTGCCACCGGGAATCTACGTTTATCCATCGCCTCTGTCACGCCGAGGAAGCGGGATTATGGTGGAGGTCCACGGATTCGAACCGCGAATGTTTACCACGAGGGACCGGATTTACAGTCCAGTGCAGCACACGCCATAGCTGCAAGACCTCCTAAAAACTGGAGTACCGGGTCAGATTCGAACTGACGGTTGTAGAGTTTTGCAGACTCTTGCATTGGGCCACTCTGCCACCGATACATTTACCATTTGTTTAATGCTATCGCGCCAATTTGTCAACAAAGTAGCTAACTCTGACAAGCGAATAGCGGTTGTATCAGGACCTGTTCCTCGCACAGTTAGGCCCGCATAGTCTATGCGTCCATAGACGATACCCTGATAGCATTAAACAAATGGTACACCTAGGGAGAATCGAACTCCTCGTTTCCGCCTTGAAAGGGCAGCGTCCTAGCCGTTAGACGATAGGTGCACGTAACCATCTACAAATTGTAAAAGAGCAAAGTAGTCAATGTTGTTAACTACTCAATATGAACATTATATGACAAAACAAACATCTTGTCAACAGTCCATTTTTGGTTAAATAACCACAAACAAAAAACCCCGGTTTCTTTCGATTCCGGGGTTCCTGGTTTGTAGATACTTGTGCTACAGCTTCAGGTTCCCCTCACTCCAATCCATGTATTATAGGCGCATGGGCGAGCGACGGTCAACAGACCGGGCTGCTTGCGCTCAATAAACGATGATATGTGAAGGTGAACCATTTTTTTCCTCATAGTACTACTATATATGTCTTCTTTTAGTCGACAATACAATCCTCAAAAATTTTTTTTGCCTTGTCCCACTGTAGCCTTTGTTTGGTTTCTAAGTCACCGAGCACCACGCACGCAACGTATCTCGGATACTTACTGTTATGGACAGCATGAATCCTACCAACGTTAACAAGGCTTGGTGTACCAATAGATGCTGAGTAGGCGTGAATAAGATCTTCTCGTGGTGCGTAAGAATATTGTGTGTTAATAACTGTTGTGTTTGTTTTAAGAGTGGCACCTGGCCGTAGCTCGTACCAATCCATTGTGCTATTTTCACCACCTCTCATCCAGTTGAGTTTTACAACATCGTTAATTTCCGGACTATCTGAATGAGGCTCTAAAGTCCGGCCTGGTGGAGTGTAGAAGTACTCACCAGCAATAACAAACAAGCTTCTTAGACTCAACCATCCTTTAAATTCATCATCCATATCTGCTTTGTGAAAGCGAGTATGGTAGTGCAGCTGCGTATTGGGAACCGGATATTCAGGAAATGTAAATGATACCGGTATTTTCAGATGATGGTGATACTTGTTTATAAAAGAGGCCATTTGACTATTGAACGATGAAGGTCGATCAAGAACACGAGACGTCGGTACGATGAGTTGTTCCACGCACTATGTTCACATTGATTGTCAAAAGCAAACACGTTGTCCCAATGAATAAAGATTGTCCGCTCAATTTCAAATGTGATATCCCCTTCAGGTACTATTAGAGGGATATGACATCTCACGTACTGTTTACGTCGATTTTCAATTCCAGTATGACGACCTATACGACTATGAGCTTCCATAATGCTATATGTCGCGATCGGACAAGCAATCTGTCCACCTTCAACTCCATCTGGATAAAGATTGTCAAAATGATCAACAAGCTTCCAGGCAGCAGGATATTTGTCTCGGTTCGTAGCCGATTTGGTATTAACACCAGGATCCGTATACCGTAACCCCTCAACTTTCCATGCATCACCTGCAGCTGCATTACCAGCTGTCTTCCACTGACCAACGGTTTTCATTTTATATTTTGGATCAAGCTCGCGTTCTTCAGGTGTTGGTTGTTTGTCACTAAAATTAGGAAAAATTTTCAAAAAATCCGCCGTCATTCCTTCACGAAAAGTATTGAAAAAATCAGTGAATATGAATTCGTCTGCTAGTTGATACTTCATGTCGATCTCTCGCTTGTCTATAAAATATATGATTACCAATTTGTGTAGTTCTATACAGCCGCCACTTTGGATTTATAGCCACACTGTGAAAGTATGTAGCTCCTTTTGTAACATCATCAATTAGCTCATGGTAAAGTAAGACTAAAATAGAGAAGTCCACAATATCATGATACAACTGCGTGTGTTTGATAGCGTTCCGTCGCTTCGTAATAGAAGGATCACACAACCAGCTGAATTGGCATACGCCGTTTTGCTTTTGATGAACAACATTACATATTGTACTTGGGAATTTGTACGACAAGACCCTGTTGATAGTCACAAAAGCAACTGCTAACTTACCATTTACTGACTCAGAAGCCGCCTCGAAGTAAATATTTTCAGCAAGACACGTTACTTGTCGTTGTGATTCTTTACTTAACTCATGAAAACTCGGTGAGAGTGGCAAGTTTGAAGGAATTGCCGCGGCTGCTGAGAGTATAAATGTTGAAAGCAGAAATCCTGTCAGGATAGCTCTCATTTATCTCTCCTTTTAAAGAGGTGGGTTATTCTGTTACGAGGAAACCCACCGAAACCCTAAGCCGTGTTTAGGCGGCTAATGCGAAACGTTCATCGTTTGCGTTTACTTAATTTACTTTTAACGACTCTCTGTGTCGGATCGTCCATATTTCTACTCTTTGCCCTGTCGAAACCAGGTCAGGCCCATCAAAAGCATACACAATTCCTCACCTTGTAGGAGTCTCATATTTCAGAGCCGATCCCTGTATGCTTTTGGTGGACCTGGGCGGAATCGAACCGCCGTCCAGAACACCTTTCGATCTACTTCATACGATCGTAAAACTACTTATCTACCTTCTGATGATACGGCACAGTCATTTTTCTTTCTGTGCTTGTCTTCATATGGCTATGTGCCTTCGCACTATTCCGGATTATATCATAAGATACGTGATGAGTAAACCCATCTTTGTCTTCATGAGAAGACGCTGCCTGTACAGTATGTGTTTTATAATTGCCATACGACTTTGTATGAATCCGGTAATGTAGATTACCACTACCTCCATGCGCAAGGTCATGGTTTGTAATAATGCCATGCTCTTTACTCTGCTTGATGTGTTTCACAGCTGTCTTTGGAATATGCTTTGCAAGCTCATGACCAGACATCCACTCGGATGTAGTCTTGTTTTCTTCCGTAATAAACTCTGTAAAAGTTAACATGCAGCGTCCTTTGTTTGTAATATTTATTTAACAAAGAATTTTTGCACAATCCATCCACAAAAATCCCATTCACCGGGTTTGTTTGCATACGCAAAATTATACTCATACGGACGAGCGTGGTGATTATTATGTAGACCTTCACCTAAAGTCAACGCATTCCAAAGTTTATTGTTGATACTGTCATCTTTGGTATCAAAATTCTTGTATCCCCACATATGACCTAAGCTAAGTTGCGTTCCTGCAACAAATTGAACATACCCACATGGAATGACGTAGCAGAACAAAAACAAGTAAGGGTCAATAATAAGCAAGAGCACACAATACAATGCAATAGTTGGCCAATACCAATTATGAAAAAACGTGACCGGCTTTTTGGCAAGAAGATCACGAATATGTTTGGTCTGTATTGCCTTTGTTTTTTCTTGATCAACAAAACTAAAAAACGATCGCCAAAAACCTAGCTGCTTAGGACAGTGTGGATCAAGATCGGTATCGCTGTGAGCGTGGTGATAGCGATGGAGAGCAGAATAGTGTATCGCTGTATGTGTTGTTCCCAACGTAGCAAGCAGCGCCATCAACCACTCACGTTTCGATCCAGTCTGAAAACTACGATGACTGAAGTACCGATGTTGTCCAATTGAGTGTCCTACCTTAGAAATCAGCAACACTGCCACTACGGTTACGAGCACGTACCAAAAACTTACATTAACTGCAAGCATATACAACGCGACAGGCAACATTAAAAGATTCGTTGCCTGTACAAACTTTAACAGCTCGTAGCTGTGCCAGCCTTTTATTTTTTTAAGCATCGAGAACCCTTATTACAGACAAGACATTTTTGCCTCCAAACCCCATATTGAACTTTATGAACTGATCCTTAACAAAGGGAACATCGTTCTTGATGATTCTTTCATCATCAACAATAGGGTCTACCAGTTTTTCGTTAGCAGGAGCTAATCCGTTACGGACACTATCTAGTGCTCCTCCAAGCTCGAGTAAGTACGAACTAGCAAGAGCATGACCATAACGACCTTTTAGGGAAGATATGGGAATATCCATTCCAAAAGAATCAAACAACTTAAACTCGGCCGCATCACCTAAAGGAGTACCAGGGGAGTGTGCATTCCACCAACCAATTGAAGGCATGTGGACACCGTGGAACATCTCTTTTATTTCGTCCAAAGACCCAATTGCTGTCTTCTCGTTGGGCTGTGTCATAAACCTCATCGTTTGAACACACGCGACAGGATTTTTTGGTCTAGCAGACACAACAAAAAACGCCTGTGCCTTGCTCGGTCTAAATCCTTTGCTGTTTTTATCGAACGGAATTCCTGTCTCTGGTGACACGGCACCTAGTGAATTGAACCAATGCATGTCAACAGGAGAGAAAAGATCAGCGCACGCAACAATTGCCGGCGTACCCATTGTCTCGCTCATAAGACCAGCTTGGTACAAACCGTAAGCTGAGGATGTACATGCTGACAGAACGGAGAATGTAGCCCCACGTAATCCAAGTATACGAGCGATTTCCGCATGTACAGACTCCAATCCGCCAGAAAGACACAAAGACGGCTTAGAACGCTTTTTACCCGCTTTATAATCATCCATCATCGCTTCGTGGCCAGCGAAGTTGGCACGAGAAGAGGAGACCAAAACAGCAGGCCAGTCCGGCTGGTAATCAATACCAGGCCGGAACTGACCAAAGAACAGCCCGAGATCGAAATTGTTTTCGTACTTGTACTGTTCGATATAGATCATGGATTATGCAGCCTCCGCAAACTCAATAGCAGTCTCAAGAGCCTTCACTTTGAGGTTCTTATTAGGACCAAACCAAGCGGAAGTCAGCCGATTGTCAGCAGACTTACCAATCTCGTGATCAGTCAAGTATGTGACAGCATTGAACGCTTGCCACCAGCTACCCTCAGCGTACTGAGCACCGGGCTGAGTATGAACAACTTCCAAAGCACGAGTCGCCGATTTAGACAACTCCTTACGCTGAGGACCCTTTTCCTTGTTGTAAGCCAACACAGGAAACACTTTGTTGAAGTACTCTTTCAGAGATTCGCCATTGTAACGCTTAGAACCAAGGAATTCAGCCATCTCTTTATACTTAGCGAGCTTGTCGGTAGCAATGCCCAGCTGCTCTTTTACTTGAGCAGCATCGAACTCAGTACGGTGGCTCTTTTTGACCATCCGATCAACTTGTTGATTCAGCGACAAAGTCAGTGTGTTATTACAAACAACCCGGATAGGAGTGAAACGCACGTCAGTAGACTGACCAAACTTATGAGGATTTGTAAACAAGAGGAATGAGTCAACACGATCACCCTTAAACAGCTCGAATGATTCTTTGACTTTTGCCAGTACCCAAACAATTTGACCGTCGCGAAGCGCACCGGCAGTATGCATTTCCATGTCACCTGCAGCGCAGTACTCATGGAAGAACTCAAAGGCTTCCGTATTTTGCACAGGATTCCAGTCATTGGACACTACCGACAGCACACGATCGTCGGTATTACGAACAAGAGCGGACCAACCAACGTTTACTTGTTTACCATTGATGTTGGAAAACGCTGGGACTTTTTGAACTTGCCAGTTAAGGCCAGCCTTTTCCAGCATTTGATCAGGTGAAAGATCGCTAGGAACGCGAACACCAAGACCGTGCCAAGGAACTTCGCCTGCATACGCCATTGTTTCGACCATGTGTGCCATAATTAAACCTCACTAAGTTGTTGAAAGAACGCCCAGTATATGTGTTTTTCAGAAACAAGTCAACGGGTTAATCAAAAACTTTTCAAATTTTCAAGGTCATCTTGATTTTTGACGTCGATAAGCATATGAACTCGCCATGTATCGCCATGATTTACAGCCCAATGCTTGATTCCTGAGTTCAAAAAATACACTCTACCGTCTGCTGGCATGTGTTTTTCTGTCAAAACACCCTTGTACTCAGTAAAAAACATGCATTTTTCGTTCGTCACAATGGGCAAGTGGAAGCGAGTGATGTAGGTTGGGTCGTAATCCGTGTGTGGTTTGATCTCAAACCCGGGTGCCATTGCCGCAAAACGCACTCTTGCAAGAGGTGCTTTAAACGAATCGAGGAATTTTTCCAAAGGACCTGCTACTCTTTCGTTTCTAACACCGTAGTTATGCTCGTCAGCTTCAGGAAGGTAATGAGGACTATCCTTTTTCAGTCGTTGAAAACGGATTTTGACGTTGTCTTCCTCGAGTTTGAACTCTTTTGAACGTTTTGAAGGGTCCATCCCTGTCAAATACAGCTGTACGTACTTCTCGCCTTCAAGCGGAGGCGCTTCATCTTCTTTAAAGAAGTTGTTTTTTGCGTAGTGATTAGCTTCGAGAATTTGTTTTATGTCACTGTTTGCGCTTGCTTTGACATCATTGTACAGATTCATATCAAGAAATCCCTGCTGCTCGCAGTAAGAACGAATTTCTTCAATGTCAAACGCAGGGATGTTCAGGACTCCAAAAGGAGGCAACTGTTTTCTGTTAAGCATCTTTACGTACCAACTTGATCACTTGATAACCTAGGTCAAACTCCCACCATTTACGTTGGAATTTTTCCGATGCCGGCTCTGCATGGTGGTTGTTATGCCACCCTTCTCCGAACACAAGATATCCTGTAACAAAATTACACGTACTATTGTCTTTGGTTTCGTAATTACGATAACCAAGCATGTGGTTTACCGTATTAATGGCACTGCCAGCGTTCCATACAAGGGCAGCAGGTACCAGGTACACATAAACAACAGCAAAAGGATCAACAAAAAAAAGAAAAAGTGCGATGAAGGCATGGATGTGAAAGTATTTTTGATGAACGGTTAAATGGAATTTGTCTCGAAGAAGATCGACCGCATACTTAATATTAACTGGTTCAAACATACTGAACCATTGCACGCACCACCAAGGTCGAGTATTAGGTGAATGAGGATCACCTTGCTTATCTGTATACCTGTGATGCTGACGGTGGGTTGCAACCCAACCTATTGAGCTGCCCACCGCAATGTAAGTACTCAACAGCGTACCAACTATTTCAAACCACCGTGGTGCTACCCATGCTTTATGAGACAACAATCTATGATATGTAACAGTTATAGACGTACCGCATAAAAAGTACACCACGATTGCAGCTACCCAATGATACCACTGGGCATAAATAATCATGGGAAGGATTGCTAAGTGAGCAATTAATTGGAGAGTAAAAAGTTTGTAGCTATCTTTCATAATATACCTGCAGGTTAACCTACAAGTATATAGATGGTCTAACTTGAGTGTTCAGTAGGTACATGACGAATAGTACTTTTAATGAGCATTGGGACGTTCCTTTCTACATAATTACAGTAAACGTAACTAACAAACGTATCATCACGAGCTTCATTAAACAGTTGGATTTGACCAGACAAATAGTCGCACATATAAGTCCAAGCAAAATTACCAAAGTCTTCTTTCATAAAATCTCCTCAGTATAAATAGTCAATAATAACCCTAGGAAGGTATAACATGGCAAAGCAACTTTTCAACGCTATAATTCATACTGGAACACAAATTTTTTCAGATGAAGCTTAGTACACGTCTTTTCTTAAAGGACTAAACACGTCAGGTTCACCTATGGAACAGATAGATCAGTATGTACAATCGTTAATATCGGCTGGTGATATTATTAAACAAAAACATCATAAAACTCTTGCTGGAAATGTTCCAACTTTCACTACGAGTAAAATTTTTGCTTCCGAAGATGCGGCGTCAAGTTATCTTGAATGGCTTGGACAAGGGGAAGGTAAATCTTTGGCACTACAATGGATGCAACCTTTAGGATGGACATTTGTCAGTATAGTTTGCCGACCATTGGGAGACGAGGAATATGCCGCAATCGCTGCTACCGCGGATTAATTTAAATCAATATCATCGTAGTTAATTCCAGGAATAGATTTAACAATCATTTTTTCTGCCATATCATCGCCAAACGACATATTTTCGCGAAAGATTTCGACAAGCCCACGCCTTGCTAATCCTTCACAAGCAAGAAAAGAACAAAGTGCGTTTGTTCGCCGAGCTACTTCGTGATCATTGGCGCTTATAAGACCCTCTGCTCGGACAAGCATTTCACTTATTAGTACCAAATCTCTGCCGTAAGCACACATCTCGTGGTTTGCCATCATTTCATCAGCAACTTCGAGTAAATCAAACACCTCTTCGTCTGATAGTCCTTCAAGGAAATCTTTGACAGTCAGATAAGGAGTGTTTTGAAGTCGACTTGCCAGCAATCTTGTAGCTGGCAACATTTTTGTGTCCGAAACAATTCTATCATATGCAATGCTAAAAGCATCTAGATTGTTGATTGATGTCATACGCGGACCCATTGGTCAATCTTACTTTCACTAACAACCCACGTTTTCCAATCTTTGCGTTGGATAGTGTTTGTCGGAATTTTGTGATCCATGCAATAGCGCCAAGCGTCCAGAAAAAAAGCAAATTCAAGCATTGTTGTTCTCCTTAATTTTATTAATCACGGTTGCGGCAAGGGAAACATCTTCTACATCATCTTGCAATTCTAGTTCTTTCACCATCATCATCGATGTATGTGTTTGGAGTAATTCAAGAGCATAATTGATATCATCAAGTGGAACAGAGCTAATAAATTTATCAAACTCTTCTCCATCACCAATGGCAAGTAAGAAATCAAGGTTGCGTTGATCATGCTCGTTCATGAATAATCTCCATTAAATTGACCCAACAAGTATTGTACTACACGTCCTGGATTTTCGTCAAGCATTTGTTCTGGTGTCTTATTATCAAACGCTCGATTAGGACTAAGCCACCACCGCTCTTGAAGTTCTATTTGTCCTGGAAAAAGAATCTCCAACAGCTTGTTACATTTATCAACTGTTTTCATATTCCCACTCATCATGTATGACTACGACTCGTGCCCAACCACAGCGTTGTTCAGGACATGGAACATACCTATGAATATTTTCAGGTTGGTCTTCACGATATTGTCTATGGCCAGGATACACGGGAATGAAATCAACTCTATTGACTGGACCTTCAATAGTAAGTCGATCTGGTACTCCAACTTGTTTCCTGCTTATGTGAAGAGAAAGGTCGCGGCGACTGAATTGGAAGGATCTTAAAGGAACAACAGGATGTGTCATATTAAACACCCAAGCCCATTCCTGCAAGAATAAAATTTTGTGCTTTAGTCAAAACTTGTGATTTAGTTGCAGTCGGTGAATACATGCTATTGATAATTTCGAGCTTACGTGGCTGCTTACCGCCACCTGCCATAACCACACCCTCCGCAAACACACGGAAGTTATCAAAATTCATTACTTCATATGCTTTGTACAGCTCGGTCAGCGCATCGTTACCAAGCGTCTCGTTTTTGAGCCGGGGTGAGCTTGACGACTGAGTGTGAAGGACTGGCATTTACTTCTCCTGCTTAGGTTGTGTCCATGGATTAGTTCCGAACACCTGTTCGAACTTGTAACTATTATCACCGCTTTCCTTGTTAGAGACAACTTCCATATCATAAGCTGATGGATAGTGACGAAGACACCACAGAGCCTGTCGTCGTATTGCACGAGGAATACGAGGAGTAGCTTTTGGATTGATCAGGTCCTCAAGAAAGCTGCGTGTAGTGTTGACAGCGTTTGTACGTTCATATGGAAGTGTCATATCAAAAACTCCGTAACTTTGTTGTCAGCGTCCTCAATATTGTACTTAACACAGAACGCTTTGAGTAGCCTACTTTCATGTTCATGATCAAAAATACTATTGTGGATTGCTAGGTAACCAGCCATTTGTGCAGGTGCATAGCTCTCAGGTCCAAAACCAAATACGTTGTAGAGAGCATAACGGTACGAACCTTTATCGACAAGCTCCGCCTTATGGATACGCCGCGTTACGGCACAGAAGACTTGTAGTTGTTGTTCTTTAGACAGAGAGTTCCAGTACGCCTCACTTTGTTGTTCAATCTCGTCCATGACTTCGTTAAACACTCTGGAAATTTCTTCCAATGATTTCAAAGCTTCTCGTTTATCGTCATCCATTATTGTGCTCCTTGTGCAATTGCAATGTGCTTGCATTCTCCGCGATACTTGAAGGACTGGCAAGAACATTTTGGACTCGAACCAGACAGATCAACCTTATATACATCACCTTTGCTGCCGCGGACAGATATAACCCTACCCGATACGTCACCAAAGTCGTGCTCGAGTTTGAGCTTGCGACCCTTCTCCACAAAAGGGATAGGAGTGCGAAGAAGAGTTACCTCGCCCTGACCAAATTTACGGTAGCCAAAAATAGTCGTCCGTGAGTCATCGAGCAAGTACCAGTGATTGACACCGCCGCCGGTCCATTGTGTGTGTTCGCTGTATAGCTTCATGGTGACCTCCAATGAATCACCATTATATTACAAACACGTTCATCAGTCAACCTATTACTTTACAAGGTCACCGCACACCCCAATAATGTACACATCAACAAGGTGTCGGTGTTGTGTCAAGCAGTTGTCATTGATTCGCCAATTTTCATACTCGGTGCCAGCAACAAATGCAATGATGATCAGCACCGTATAAATTGTATATTTCATTACCTTCATGCGCTTTTTTGTGCATGTAGATCACATAATGTACGAATCCATCCCCCGCCGCGACATTCTCCAGGGGAGCCACACACCTCGCACGTCACGGCGGACATAGCTTCAGCCATGCGGATCATGCCGTCCGTTGTATCATCCCCTCCGTCAACGTAGAAACGAAGGGTACCAAACTTTTCTTTAACCTGGACAGCAACCACTTGAGGTACTTCGTCGTTGATCTTTACATTGTAAGGATTATTCTTGAGTAGAGCTTCTCTCTGACTGTTACGCCAATCAATATGTGATTGAATTTGGAAGCACAAGGCATTGATGATGTTATACCATCCGTCACTACATTCGAATCCCCAACACATAGCTGTTGTCTGCATCGAAGCATGACGATCCTTAAAAATAAGTGGATATTTCTCCACAAGCTTTACATCTAGTTCAGGACTCATTTTGAACACTCGCCAGGAGGTTTAATACATAAATGATAATCGACAATATCCATTGTCCCAAGTAGGCCGGCGACAAGGTGCACAACGCCCACCACGAGGATGAACTTGTGCACCAGAAACTCGATAGCCTTCACGCCAGTTTCTTTGCGTTATAAAAGTAGGTAGTAGCACCAGCAAGCGACATGCCGAGCTCAGCTTGGATCATCTGGATAACATCACCCTTGACACCGTTGAGGCGTTTATAGATCTCGACTGCACGGTCTTGCTTGGAGGGACCAGAACCTTCTTTACGAGCACGAACCTTACGCTCCTTGCGAGGAGGAGCGCCGCGGTCAGCTTTAGCGGTTTCCTTAGCTACCTTACGAGCATTCATCTCAGCAGCAAGCTGCTTACGACCCTGTACAAGAGCAATTTCCTCAGGAAAGCCAGGATACGGACCGTCTTCAACAGAACGGTTAGGATCCAGAAGCCATTGATTGTAGTGAGCGAGCTTGCGGGTAAGAAAGTCGTTATGCTCGTTAGTACCAGGTTGTGGATATGATTGCATTGTGAACTCCTTGTTTGTCAATTGAACCTCTATTATATGTGAAAACAGGATCTTGGTCAACTATTAAATTAGGAATGCCAAGGCCGCAGCGGCGTTGAGAGCACTCAACGCAATGTACATCCAACCGGCCGGATTGTCCTTTTCCGAAAACCGCTCGTCGGCCATCCTCCAGCTATACCAAGAAAAGAATATATTAAAGATTACAAGTACGGTTGACATTTTTCAATCACTCCTTCCACTCTTTGTACTCTGTCTTAGGTGTATACGGGAAGGTCACAGACACGCGACTCTTATAGTTGGTAAAATGGCTCTTATACTTCTCACCCGTTTTTTCATCTGTGTGCCAATCATACCACACGATGCCTTGAATATCATATGCACCATTGCTATCTTTAAATACATGACTACAGCGTTTGTTCTGAAACAGAGGACCATCAGTTTGAACCCCATATTCAGATACATCGCCCCATTCCCAATCTTCACCCGTCAATGGTGCGATTGGCTTGAACCGTGCCAGAGTGTCGAATACATTCAAAGCATACGGTGCTGATGATCCTGAATGGCCTTCTTCAGCAAATACCTCAAGCAACTTCAATACATGCATGCAAATTGCTTCTTGCATCTCATCATTAAATTTGTTGTTCTCATCAACCCAACCAGCTGCACGAAACTCTTGCCATGCATGACTGTCATAATTACTCATTTGAATAAACTCCCTATCACACCAAAAATTATTCCAAACATTGGTATTATAAGCAATGAAAACGAAAACATGAGTAGAACGGTAACAAGTACGCCTACAATTTTACCAATCATTACTACTTTCCATAACAAATCTTTTTGATATCGTCAGCACTCTTTTCCATCTTTATGGCAATCATCACACACTCATGCTCTCTTTGTTCTTTATATGTTATGGATCCCATCAGTGCAAATATACCAAGAGCAGCAAACACAATAAGTGCTAATGTTTCAACGCTAAATGAATCGTATCTCATCACTTCTCCAATATTTTCTTTAGACGACGAATCTCTGCCTTGAGTCCACGGTTTTCGTAATCTGCCATTGCAGCGCGCTCCTGCATCTCCTTCATCTGTTTTGCAAAGTCTCGATCGCTAGGAGTCAGGGGTTCCTCAGGATGAAAGATGAACTTACCAGCATCCCAATCGAACCCCATCTGAACTGTCTTAACTTTAACAGCGGGATGTGCACCTACTGTACTGTATGGTAATTTGATTTCAATGACAACTTCAGGGTCTTCGTAGTGTCCGTCGCGGTGGTACAAATCCACCAGTCGTTTCAGTTCGCTAAATTTCATGGCCGCCACTCCAATTTAATACACTTCCATCCTTGACGTTTTGCCCAGAACAAATTGTATAGAGCTTTGAGTAGACTCTCACCACGATAGATTTCTAGCCAGTAGTAGTGAGAGCTTTCACCAGCAGACTCCCATGCATGTACTTCAAATTTATTGCCCATTTTCAATCCCAAAGGTTTCTTTAATATCGTCACGAATCTCTTTCAGCGCAGCATATGTCCACTCACATGCAAGTTCGCCAGAGCGACTATTGCCAACAGGAATACGGTACGTTTCGATCTTGTCGATACATTCCAGGACAACCAACTCAACAAGTTTTTCCGCATGGAATTCATTCATCCATTTGCCGCTTGAGTCAGTGCCGGCTTTTTCCATTAGTTGTTTGATCCGTTCGTTCATGACCATGTCCTATGAACTTCAGCAACCCATTCGGCACCATCGTACTCGTGGATAGACCATTTAACATCATCGGGGATCTCAACGATCTTCAGAGAAGAATAATTACCGTTTGCCTCTTCCCCAAGCTGTTCAACAACATCAACGAGGATGGGGTCATCGCGCTCCAGGTCAAGGTCATTGAAGTCCTTATAAAAACAATAGTCGGGGTGCCACTCGCCCGGATCAATTCCTTTTGCAGCGCAGTACATATCCTGTGCCTCTTTAGAAAGGGAGAAGCCGCCATACGTACTATTAATTACAACTTTGCGTGTCATTATGAAAACTCCCTTGAACTGAATGCATAGCCATCTTCATCGTCCCAATCATACTCAGGGTTGAACCATGGGTACTTGTCCTTCTTCCCAGCTTCGTTATGTTGCTGATTCTTTCGCCCGGTGTGTGGATTGATATACCCAGGCGCCTTATATGTTTCGACCATATCAACGAACGAATCATATGTCATGCTGTCTCCATATTCGTCCATGATAGTTTTATCTTTTAGGAATTCCTTCCACTGCTTCCACGACTCAAGCTTGAACGTGGGGTATCCCTGAAAGGTGAATGCCCAACCTCCAGATGATTTGCCGATGTGGAATTCCTCATCATATCGTTTGCAGCATTCACAGTGGTTAGTAGCAACGTAGTAGTTGGTGCCCATCATTCAACTCCGAAATGTTGTTTAATTACAATTCCACAGTGTTCACCGAATGCAATCCTATGCCCATCAGCCTCCGAGAAACAGATATTAGCACATTCTCGAACAATCAACTCGGCGAAGTCTTGAAGAACCAATAGGTCTTCTCTAGGCCATCCACCGGGATACATCCGTAGTTTTTCTACATCAAACCCAGCCTTGGTCATTAGTTCTAAAATTCGTTCGTTCATTCTCGATCTCCATACAAAGCAGCGTGTTGTCGCTCAATGCGTTCAGCAGCCATAATCAACAGCATTTTTAGTGCTATGTTATCTTGGCTTTCGCTGGCTTTACGCAAAGTATCAATTAGTTCTTGATTAGTCATTTTTCTTCAACTCCGAAATGTTCTTTGATCATCACTTCATTATCCCAACATTTCTCAGCGCAGATTTCGAAATTACTGGCAAACAGTTCGTCTTTTTCTTCTGCTGATAATTTATAGAGTCTTTCGGATTCTGCTCTCAATACATTAACA